GTGACAAAGAAGCAGGCATTGTCTGCTTCGAGTATACTCGATAAGCGGAAGCGAGAAACCCCGAACGACCTCGACAAGTCGCAAAACTGTCCACTTGATTACCTTGCCGGTAGGGTGGTTAAACCGGAAAATATATAACTTAAACCTTGCGGTGAACAGGTCAACCGCTATATATTATGATTCAGAAATATTCTTCTGAGCTCGATATCTCGAAAGATGTCGAGCTCTGCACAGGCGATGAAAAAGCAATCATCGCCTACTTACGTAAAATGGGGTATGAAAACCCCAGATTGATTTTCATTTGCGCCGAAATGGCGCATTTTGTCCACGGCCCGATACAGCTCGAGCCGTGCGACATTCCGGAAATCATATTTTAATTGCTTCGACCTGAGCATGTCGTTAAACTGCTCATTTTACAAAAACAAGTTACTGTCGAACGCGAAAGCGTTTATAAACCTTTTCTGTTAATGGTCAAACAGAACGCTAATGTTATTCAAAGAATATGTTAGCTCAATCAGTGTTTTAGGCACTGATTTTGAAAATATCGACGATGAAAAACTAGTCAAATTTTTGATAAATTTGGGTTATAAAGAACCTAAAATTATCAAAAAAGCCAAAAAAACCGTGAAATTTGAACACGGTAGGTTAATGATACCAGGAATGGTAATCAATAAACCTGAAAAACTGTAATGTCGAACGCTTTTTAATTTTTTAAAAATGATTGTCAACGAAACCATCAACAGCATGCTCACTGAAGAAGAGTATGTTTATTCTCCTGTACTCCGAGAGTACATCGAGATATTGTCTGTCGAAGACGAGCACGGCGCGCACGTAGCTCGTGACCAGTTTGGAATGTTCCATGTCGATTCTAAGTACAATCCGCTGTATGTTCAGCGGTTTGACAAAGTCGGCTGCTTTAATTCGACTGCAACAACTGTAGCCGAATTAAATGGAGAGCAATTCCATATTAATTTTCAAGGCGAAGCCCTTTATAGCAAACGATTTTGGTTTGCCGAACCATTTGAGTTTGGCGTTGCAATTGTTATTCAAGATGGTAAATACTTCTTGATTAACATGGACGCGGAGCGTGTGTCAATCGATTTTGAAAAAATCGATAAATTCAACTCGATTGGAATTGCTGTTGCCCAATACGATGGTAAACAATTTCACATCGACACAAACGGAAATCCAATTTATGATTTTCGTTTTGACAAAGTTGATCGTTTCAACGAAAGTGGAACGGCTGTTGCAACGTTAAATGGAAAACAATTCCATATAAACTTTTTTGGTAAAGCAATTTACCAAGAAAGGTTCGACAAAGCTCGTCCATTTGTCAATGGATTTGCAGTTGTTGATGTAAATGGAGAAAGATTCCATATCGACTTTTCGGGTAAAGCAATTTACTCGAAAAAATTCGATTATGTGTCAGATTTCAACCCATCAAACTCAAAATTCCCATTTTTTAACGCTTATGCGAAAAAAAATGAGGAATGTTTCTTCATTAACCCACAAGGTGAAGAGTTTGACATTTGTTAAATAATCGACCTAGGCACGTCGTTAAAAGGCCCAATTTTTATGGAAGAGGAAATTATCGATAAACTTTTGCTTAATATTAAGCTTAATTCAAAATTGACTAAACTTCTTACACCACAAGAAGTTTACGAATTTGAAAAAATGCTTAAAAGCAAAACGCTGACTTTCCAAAATTCAATTTTGGAAAAGTTTATTGTCGAACGCGAAAATTAATTTTAACTTTTAACTTTTAACTTTTAACTTTTAATTATGTCGGATAAAGTGATTGAAGGTTTTGAAAAATCTTTAGCAGCTTTGGATAGGTTTAAAACAATTGTACCTGTTAATCTGCAAAAAGAAATTCAAATGAAGGTTGTGCAAAAAGCTTTCGACTTAAAAATAAATCTTTTGTCAAGATATATTGAAAGTCGAGAAAAAAATTAATTTTTCTTTTTCTTTTCTTTTTTCTTTTCTTTTTTCATTTTTCATTTTTAAAACCATGTATTGTAATAATAAAACGCATGAACAACAGTTCATTGATATTTGTCAAAAGCTCGAAACTCTTTTTAATTTTGAAGAGCTTGACGAAATAATGAACGAAGTCGACGTTAAATATTTCAATTTCTTTATTGAAGAACTCACTAAAGAAACGGAACCTTATAAATTACACGAAAACTAAACCAACCTTAAGCCGAAACAAGAGATTTTATCTCTTGTCTATTCAGAGTAGTGTCTGAATACTGACGATGGCAGCTAAATGATTTGGAATAATAGTTAGTGGGGTGGCTTATAGCCACCTCATTTTTATTTTTCAACTTAATTTATTTTTATATTTTTTTCTAAAATTTAAAATTTTAACGTTATTTTGAATAATTTATGAAAAAATACATGAAAAGGTCTCAATTTCTAAAAGAATTATCGGATTGGGGTCATGTAATTCAAGTTTCTGTTTTATTTGAAGACAAAAATAATGTCGAACGCGAAAAAATAATATGGTGTGATGGTTGGGGTTATTTTCGTAAAGATATTATTGCTGGCCCTACTATTCCAATTAGAGTATGGAGATTAGCTAAAACCTACGGATATAAAATTTGTATTAAAAGTTCTTATTTAAATAGAAACGAAATTTATTACATTTAATTGTTTTTTTATGAAAAAGAAAAACTTTTTGAAACGTTTGTCTAAAAACAAATATTCAAAATATCCAACAGCTTTGCAATTTACTGTCGATTGCTGTTCATATTTGAATATTAAAGACATTGAAATGAAAAAAGCAATTTACACCGAATGTGTAAAGCAACAAAAAAACTATGAAAAAGTATATTGTGATTTGGATAATTATTATTCGGACATGGTATGAGTGGTATTAAAGTAGGTTCAAAAGTCGTTTGTATAAACGACAAAATAACTAATCCTTTAGTGTATGTGGACTTTAAACATTGGATTGTCGAAGGCAAAACATACACAGTTAGAGCTATTTGCAATTCTGTTTATGGTTCTAAAGGTGTTTTACTTGAAGAAATTGTAAACCCTGACATCTATGTTTCCATTTTACATGGATATATAGAGCCTGCATTTTTAATTAGTAGATTTGCACCAATTGAACCTGAAAAAGAACTTGAAACAGAAGTTCTTGAAAAAGTTTTAGTTTAATTTTTTTTTTTTTGTAAACTTTTTTCTTTAATATGGAAAGTTCCCTTCTTTTCTCTTTTGTTCCGCATGAAGCACTTTTTGCTTCTGCAAATAAAATAAAAGCTACCATAATTCAGGGTAGATTTTATTTAAGAAACGAAAATCCTGTCGAAGGCTATTGTTTGAATGTTGAAAAACCTTTTGAAGAAAGGCTTTATTTTGAAACATACGACAATGCCAAAAAATATTTATCGTACATGCTTGAGCAATAAAATCAAAAAAATTGCTCTTAAATTTTGTTTTTTCTTTTACAACTCTTAATTTTGCTAAAAATGGAAAGCAACCTTCTTTTGTCTTTTGCTCCGCACAAAGTTGTTTTTGGTTGTGCAAAAAAAGTAGAGGCTACCATATTTGAAGGTAGAATCTATATAAAAAACCAAAATCCTACAGAAGGCTATTGTTTAAGTGTGCATAAGCCTTTTAGAGAAAAACTCTATTTTAACACTTACAAAAGTGCCAAAAAACACTTAGAACAAATGCTTGAGCAATAAAATTAAAATTACAGCAGTGGCCACCCTTTTATCCCACGTAAGACTGTAATTTTCGCTTTGGTGGTGGAATGGTAGACACGACAGACTTAAAATCTGTTTCTCTGTAAAGAGAGTGCGGGTTCGACTCCCGCCCAAAGTACTTAATTTAAAATTAGTTATCGTCCTTGAAAAGAGCTGAGTAATCAGCCCTTTTGTTTCTAATTTTGTCAAAATTTAAAATTACGATGGCGATTGGAAAGGGTCGAGTAATCGGCCCTTTTGTTTTTCGTCTTCTCAAAATTTAAAATTAGTTAGCGTCCTTGGAGAGGGTCGAGCAATCGACCTTTTTTTTTAAGGTTTATTGAAGAATAGCTCAATTGGATAGAGCATCGGTCTTCTAAACCGACGGTTATGGGTTCGAGTCCCATTTCTTCAACTTTTAATTTAACTTTATTTTTATGAGAAATTATTTAGAACGCTTATTTTCAAATACAATTTCTTATTTAATCTTGTTTGCTATGTTTATTGTAAATAACCTATTAAAAAATTTAGTTTTGTTTTTTATATCGATTATTATTTTATTGAAAGTTTTTTCAATAAAAAAAACAATAAATGATATAGAAAATAAAATTAAAAAAGACACAGTGTACGTCCGAACGCCAGAATATTCTTATGTGAGTTTTGAATACATAGAATATGAAGGAATTAAACAGGGTTTACCCGATAGTGTAGCTAATTTATTAGCCAGAATAGCTGTACAAGAATCAGGCTATGCGCTTAATTCAAATGTTGCTAAAAAATATAATAATTATTTTGGAGCGCATTTAAATAAAATTTGCAATGATAATCCTAATAAATTGTGTTTTGCAAAATATGATAATTGTAAAGAAGCAATTAAAGCGTGGGTTAAATTTTATGATTCTGATCCTATTTGCGGAAATGAAACTTTAAAAGAATGGTTAATTAGAAGGCGATATAATTTAACACCAGGTTATTATGAAAAACTTAAAAAAGTTTATGTAAAACCGTTAAATTAAACTTTTGCATGAATCGCTATTTTTATGTTTCATCTAAATGCGAAAAAGTTAAATCTACCAATAAACATTTAAAGTTATTTAATTATTTATTTAATTGTTTAATTTAAATTATTTATGATTGCTTTTGTAGATCATTCAAAAGATACCTATTCTAAAATCAAAAAACTGTTAGAAGAAACAGATGAAGATTTTATTTGTTTAGGTAATTATCGCATGGAAAATGTTTTAAAATATATAAATTTATGTAAAAAATATAAAGACAGGCTTATTTTGTTGTCGAGAGAATATTATAATTTTTTAGAAATTAGGCCTTATAAAAACAGTAAAATGTTGTGTAAACAATATTTTAAACGTTGTTATTTTGACCAAAAAACAAATATTTTATTTACAGAAAGCATTATTTTTAGAAGAAGACTTAAAGTTGTATGTAAACATAGTCCTTATTTTTTAAGCTTAAATAATCATCAGCAAGAAAATATATTAGATTTTAATATAGAATCTGATGGTCAAATTATAGCTAATGTTATAAATGATTCGGAATTTGATTTTAATGAATTAAACAATAGTTTTTTAGACTATCGAAATGAAGAATACTTTCAAAAAAAAGGTATTCAAGTTTCTAAGTACAGTTATTGCGATGTAACATTCGATTATTCTTCCGATTGCAGTTTGGTTTTAGTTTCAAAATCTAAACACTTTTAATTTTTCACTTTTAATTTTTTCATTTTTAATTTTTTTCTTATGTCTGGTTTTAATTTCTCGAATCTGGGTTCTTCTGCACCAAGAATGGACATGAACCCTTTGCAAATTCAGTTCAAAAATGGTTCTGAATTTATCCGTTTTCAATTTTTGTCTCCTGACAATAAATTGATAAATTTTATTCGTCCAATGAGCTTCATTAGCTCTTTGAGATTAAGCGCACCTGATTCCATGCAACATCTAAGCGATTTGGATTTTATCCATGCGTTTAATGATAATTGGAATAGCTACAAAGAAGTGAGAAATGCTTTTAAAGAAATCATGTCTTACTTCAAAGTTTGTACCTATGTTAATACAAAAGGTCAACCTACTGAAAAATGGATTGCTGAATTTAATTCAACAATTCAAGAAATGGGAGAATCTTTTTGGACAAGTTATTTGCCTGAAAGATTTGAAAAAGAAATCAAAAGCTTAGGTGTTTCTTTTAAAATCATCGAAGTTTTTGAACCAATTATGAATACTGTCGAAAGCACAATTGAAAAACAAATCGTTATTTCACATAACGCTTTTGATTCTAATGAAAAAGATGCTTAAAAAATTGCGCAATGATTATAACTCCGTCGGATTATTCGACGGAGTTATAAATGTTGATGGAAAAGAGTTGATTTTTAGAATGAAAGCTCAAAATGAAGAGTCTGCTAAAAATAAACTCATTAGTATTTACAAAAACACGGTTGAGCAAAACGCAAATTCTATAATTAAAATAGATTTGCGTCGAATTAAAAAACTTGACAAGAAATTTATCAAGTTTTGTGTTTAAATGAACAAACAAACAAACAAACTTTTTATTTTTCTTTTGTTTTAAACTTTAATTTTACATAAAATGTCTTTTGTTTTTGTTAAAACCAACGATGAAAAAATTAATATTGACGAATCGTTGGTTAAAGATTTCAGTATTGCTTTAGGTGTTGTAAGTCAATACAGAGTCGAAGGTTCTTATCCTAAAAACATCGGTGGAAGTCCTCAGCTTCTTGTTAAATTTCCTGTAAACTTTGAGTCTCTTCAAGAAATGATACTGTATTATATTCAAGTAATTGAATCTAATACTTTAAGATTAAAGAAAAGACTTGCAAAATATCGTTCTGAATTTAAAAAAGAGAACGAAAACATTAAACCTTTTAAGTCAAGAACTACAATTCTTGACGAATTTAACAACACAAAAGATGTTTTGATTAAAAATAATCAAAACATCAACTTAAAAAACGAAACAGAATATTCGTTGTGGTTGCACAATTCAATTTTAACTGAAAATGCTTCAGAAAACGAAAATTTTGTGAAAAATAATTTAGGGTTTCACATAAACACAAACATTGGTTTTTCTTTTATGATTAACAAAGAACATTACAATGTTTTTTCAGTTAGTAAGCAAACAATAAACGGTAAATCTGTTTATTATTTGTACGAAAAAACTCTTTTCAAAAAACTTTAACGTTTCAAACTTTTTATTTTTTGTTTTATGGTAAACAAAAGTTATTTTAAAACAAATTCAGAGTTGCCGAAATCTGAAGAAAAAGCTCAAAATTCAAATTGGGCAAACACTTTTGGTTTTGAAAAAGCTCTTGAATTGTTAAAAGAAGGGTCTAAAGTCACTCGTTTAGGTTGGGAAAACATAAGTCATATACAACTTATGCAAATGATAACCGACGACGAGTTTAAAACTACTAAACTCGAAATAGTTTCGAGAAACCTTAATTCTTCTATGTTTCATACATATTTCGTTTCTAACGTAGATATATTGGCAACAGATTGGATTGAGGGAACTCGCACAAAATACGAGCAGTATGTTAGTTAATTAACAAAAGGGGGAGAAATCCCCCTTTTTAACTTTATTTTTTTAATGGAACCTGTCGAACGCGATAATAAAATTAAAAATGATTTATATATTTCAAAAAAAGCAAAAATGTATTTAATAGAAAATGTAAATTTTGAGATAACAATTGATGAAGAGTATTTTAGAAAAAGAGACATTTGGCTCAACGAAATCATAAAAAATTTACATAAAAATAAAGAATTATTTACATTGTCTAAATTTTTCAACTGCATTTTTGTCGAACGCGATTGTGTTTGCAATTCAAAAATAATTCATCGTTTAAATTATTTTCATAAAGTTATCGATTTCAATTTATGTTTTGAAATATATGATACATCAATAATTTTAAAAGTAAATAACTTAATTATATTTGAAAATGAAGTTTATAATTTTAAAAATTTTAGACTTTTTTATAAAAACTTTTTAAATTTTTTAAAACAGGATTTGTCGAACGCATATCTTTCAGATTTAAATTCTGATTTAAATTAATTTATTTTTTTAAAATTTATAATTTTAATTTATTTAATTTATGGTAACAGCATTAATAGGTATGACAGGTGCAGGTAAAACCTCTCTTATGGAAAAGCTTATAAAAGACGGATATAGAAATTTACCTATTTATACAACAAGATATCGTAGAGAAAACGAAGGTTATTTAGAATATGAATTTTGTCAAAAAGAATTTTTTGAAGAAATGATTAAAAACAAATTTTTTGCAAATTATCAAATATATAAAAATAATTATTATGGTTTTCCTAATTATTATCTAACTTATGGAGAATATAATAATAAAGTTAATCACGTTATGATTGTAAATCATGAATTTGTAAAAGAACTAAAATTAAATAAAAGACCTAATTTTGATGTAGTTTTTTTAGATTGCCCTGAATATATAGCACGAGAAAGATTAGTTAAAAGAGGCGATGATGAAGCAGAAATTAATCGTAGATTAGCGATAGAATCAGATTTGTTTCGCAACTTTAATGATTATAATACTAAAATTGAAATTGTTATTTGATTTATAAAAAATCTTTAAATTATAGTATATTTAAACACTATTAAATAATTTTTAAATTATAATCAATTATTAAAAAATATATTAAATCGTTTTTAAAACTTAAAATAGAAACATATCATTGTGTATATTTAACTGTTAATGTTGTATTAAAAAAAATCACAACGCAATTTTAATTTAATCAATGGAAAATTTACAAAAATCTATCGTTATAGAAAATTATATAATTTATGAAGATAAAAAAGATATATTAGATTATGAAAATTTATTAGAAAAAATATCAAATTTAACACATGAAGATATACAAAAAGAAATATCTTCTGAAATAACAAATATAATAGAAAATAATAATGTAAAATATATGTATAACAATTTAGGTATTAAAGATAATAAAACAAATGAAATAATAGAAGTTTTATTATCAAATAGCTATAGCTCGTTTCAAGATTATGCATATGATGAATCTTTAAATTGGCCTTATGATATGAGAGATTTTCTTAAAGATATTGTAAAATATATAGATGATAAAGAATTTTCTAAAAATGATATTAAATTGTTTTTTAATCCCGAAATTAAAAACTTTTTATGTATTGAATTATCGGCAAATAATAAATTAAAAGAATTACAATCTGAATATTGTTTACAAAACCCTAATGTTTATATAAAAGAAACATTAGATTCTGATTATTTAGTTTTAAAACAATCTTAGTTTACTATCATGGAAATTCCAATGACATCTATCGAGATGTATATTTTATATGAAGATAATTATTCAATAAGAGATTACAAAACACTTATTTCAGAAATAGAATCTAAATCTGAAGAAGAAGTAAAAGAAATAATAGACGGAGTTATAGATGAAATTATAAATTCTAACGAAATTGAAAAAATATACAATCAATATATTTTTGATAAAATTGAACCAGATTCAAAAGAAGTTTCAAAAATTAAATCTTTGACAATTGGAGAAGATTGGGATAGAAAAAAAGATGGCCCTATAGAAAAAAATTACAGTCCTATAGATTCTTTTAAAAAAACAATAGATAATTTAAAATTTATGGGAATTTTAAAAGATATACCTGAATCAGATTTAGAAGAATTATATAACATTGAAGTAAAAATATTTCATTGCTTGTACATAGACGTAGATGAAGAATATGAAAAATTAGAATATTTTTCTAAAAATCAAAATTTGGTTTTATCTGATTGTGTAATACCTCATTTTTTAATTTTAAAAGAAAATTTATTATGATAAACAATAAAAAAACAGAAAAAGAATTTGAAAATTCTGTTAAGCTTGTTTTTCGCAAAAAAGATATATGGATAGCACATAAAGGAAATGAATGGTTTTATGCAGATTTAAACGAAAAACCAATATATGATGCTCGTTTTGAATATGTTTGGCATTTTTTTGAAGACATTGCTTGTGCAAAAATAAATGGACTTTATTGTCATATAAATAAAAAAGGAAAAATATTATATGATGAAAGATATTATATAGTTCATCATTTTAAAAATGGAAAATCACTTGTAAAAGAAACCGAAAAATCTAAACCATTTTACATTAATAAAAATTTTATACGTATTAATTAAAATATCATGATCAATTTCAAAATAAAAATAATCAAAACCCCTGAAGGGCTTTGTCATACCGATGAGTCAGAACAGCCAATTTACGAGTATCGGTTTAATTGGATAAGCCAATTTAAAGACGGTATAGCAGTTGCAGAAAAAAATAATGAATGGTTTCATATAAATTTATCTGGCGAACTAATTTATAAAGCAAGATTTGATAATTTATTTAATTTTTATAACGATATAGCAGTTGCTGTAAAAAACGAATTTTATTTTCATATAAATTTATCCGGTTTACCGCTGTACGAATCAAGATTTGATTGGGTAGATAAATTTAGAGATAACGTAGCAACTGTAAGAAAAGATGACAAATGGTTTCATATAGATTTATCAGGTTTACCTATTTATGAAGAAAAATTTGATTGGACAAGAGAATTTTATAAAAACATAACAGTTGTTGAAAAAAATTGTTTATTTTATCATATAAATAAAAAAGGTCAACCGCTTTATGAATTAAAATTTGATTGGGTTAGTCAATTTAAAAATGATATAACAACCGTATCTGATTTCTGAAAATTTAATTAAACTTTTTAACCATATTTTAAAATAAAATTTATTATGTCATTGTTAAACGATTCTAAAATTTTAAATAAAACAAATTTTGAAAATATAAAAAAAATATATAATTCTAAAAATTATGCTTTTTTTGAAAAAGGAAATTATAATTTAAATATTTTTGGGATTAGAAATAGTAATCATAAAGCAGATCAATTTGATGATGTTTTAGGTGTAGTTTATATAATAGATGGTAAAAATTATACACATTTGTGGCCCGCTACAACCGACCCCGGCGCAACTGAACTAACTAATCCTTCTTTTCCAAATGCTATCGCCAAAGGCGTTGCTATAATGGCAGAAGGACAATATAGAGGTGCTTATCAATTAGGATTTCACGGTAGTGGCACATGGAGACATGAAGCTTTAGTGCAAATAAAACCTGTTCGTATTTATAGAGATTCTAATCGAAATACAATATTAGATTTTTTACCTAAAACTCTTGAATCAGGTCTTTATGGAATTAATATCCATGGTTCTTCTCTTTGGGGTGTAGCTCAAAATGTAGGTAGAGCTTCAGCAGGTTGTCAAGTATTTCAAGCAGGTAAAGATTTAAGAGAATTTATAGCTATTTGTAAAAAAGCATCTGCTGTTTGGGGTAATTCTTTTACTTATACTTTATTTAATCAATCTGATTTTAATTAATTTATTTAATTTATTTAATTTTAATTAATTTATTTAAAATGAAAAGTCAATATGATAAAATTTATCCTTTTTCAAACGAAATAGCTATTGTTGAATTAAATAACAAATATAATTACATAAATAAAGATATGAATCTTATATCTAAACAATGGTTTGATAAAGCTTACAATTTTGATAAAAATTATGGAATTGTATTTTTAAATAATAAATTTAATTTAATAAATAAGCAAGGTGAATTATTTACAGATTCTTGGTTTGATAAAATAGCTAAATTTAATAATTTAGTAGATATAAAAGATAAAGAACTATTTATGAATATCAAAGGAGAATATATTTTATCTAATTGGGTAAATGCTATACTTGCTTTTTGTCAAAATTTATATGTAGTTGAAAAAGATAACAAATATAATTTCATAAATGAAAAATCTGATTTTATATTAAAAGAATGGATAGATGGTTCATTTAGTTTTGAAGAATTTAAGTAAAATTAAAATAAATTTTTAATTTTTAATTTTTAATTTATGACTTTTCAAATAAAACCTGAAAATATTAAACCTTTTATTAATGGTTTATGTATTGTAATTTCGCAAAATGGTAAAAAAAATTTAATTTCTTCAAATAAAAATTTTATATTCGATACTTGGGTTGATGATATATATCATTTAAAAAATGGTTTAAGTGTAGTTGTGTTAAATAATAAATATAATTTATTAGATAAAAATAATAAGCTTATGTTTAAAAAATGGTATAGTGCTTTAGATTCTTCAGATAAAGATTTTATTAAAATAAAAACAGGTAAAAAATGGAAAATTTCAGATGTTTCTGGTAGATTTTTAACTAATGAAAAATTCGATTACATAGGTCGTTTTAATAAAGATTTTGCTCAAGTTGAATTAAAAAATAAATCGAATTTTATAAATAAAAAAGGAGAAATTTTATGTGAAAAATGGTTTGATGATATTTATGGTTATTTTGACGATTTAATTTTAGTTGAATTAGACGACAAACGCAATTTTATAAACAAAAACGGGAAACTTATATTTGAAAAATGGTTTGATAAAGTAATTTCAACGATTTGTGATTTTTTTATAGTAAAATTAAACGATAAATATAATTTTTTAAACGAAAAAGCAAATTTTATATCTGATCAATGGTTCGACAGCGTTTATGGTTTTAATTCATTTTTTGGAATTTTTAAACATTTAGCAAAAATTAAATTAAACAATAAATACAATTTTATAAATCGAAAAGGTGAATTTTTATTAAATCAGTGGTTTGATAATATTTATATATTAAATGAAAATTTAATAATAGGTAAGTTAGATAATAAATATGCATATGTAAGTCTTTCTTATAAAATTTCATTTATTGAAAATTTTGATGAATTATATGATGATTGGTTTGATAAATTTGGTATTTCAAAAAATAATTTAGCTTTAATTAGAAAAAAAAATAAATATAATATTTTAAAAGATGATGGAACACTTGTGTTTGAAGAGTGGCTTAATAAAGATTGTGAAATAATTAATCATTATTTTGAAAAATAAATGGAAAACTTAAAAGAACAAAAATTTAATAAACTTTATTATTTATCAACAGGTTTTTATAAAGCTGAATTAAACGATAAATATGTTTTAATAAACGAAAAAAACGAATTAATATTAGATACAGAATTTGATTTTATTGATAGTCTTTATTATCCGCCTGTTTATGATAAAATATTATTTCTTGTTAGACTAAATAATAAATATAATTTAATTAACGAAAAAGGAAAAATATTATTTGATGAATGGTTTGATTATGTTGATTTATCTTATGGGAATTTAATTAAAGTCAGATTAAATGGAAAATATAATTTTGTAAACAAAAATGAAAAATTAATATTTAAAAAAGGATTTAATGAAGTTTATTGTTTTGAAAAAAATTCTTGTCTACATAATGTTTTATATAAAGTTAGAATAAATAAAAAATATAATTTAATAGACAAAAATGGAAATTTACTTTTAAACAAATGGTGTAATGAAATTTTCACTCATTGTGACAATATTCTTAAAGTAAAATTAAATAAAAAATTTAATTTTGTAAATAAAAACATAAATTTTATATCAAATCAATGGTTTGATGAAGCTTATGGATTTTCTAAAACTTATTTTTTTTATAAAGATATAGCTCGAGTTAAATTAAATAATAAATATAATTTAATAAATAGAGAAGGAGAAATATTAATTGATGAATGGTGTGATAATATAAGTATTTCTCAAGAATATAAAAATGTTTGTAAAGTTTCATTAAATAATAAATTTAATTTAATTAATCAAAAAGGAAAATTTTTATTAAAAGATTGGTGTGATTTTATAAATTTTTTAACTGAAAATCTTATATTAATTAAAATATTTAATAAAGAAAAAATTGTAAATATATTAGATGAAGATATATTTGATAAATGGGAATATAACTGGTTTGATAAACTTTTTTTAACAAAAAATGAAAAACATATAGTGAAATTGAATAATAAATATAATGTGGTAAATAGTGATGGAAAATTTATGTATAATGAATGGGCTGATGCATATGGTGAATTTAATTTTTAAGTTATGAATGATAATATGGAATACGACATTGTAAAACCTTACGGTGAAAATTTACATATTGTAAAATTAAAAAAAAAATATAATATTATAACAGATAAAAAAACATTTACATTAAATAATTGGGTTGATAATATTGGTCTAATAACTAATGAATTTGCTATAGTTGAATTAAATTATAAATATAATTTTATAAATCAAAATGGAAAAACTTTATCAAATCAATGGTTTGATCATGCATATTATGAAAAAAATAATATAGGTGTGGTAGAATTAAATGATAAAATTAATTTTATAAATATAAAAGGTAAACTTTTATCAAAAGAATGGTTCGATTATGCTTATTCTTTTATAAATGAATTTGCAAAAGTAAGAAAAAATAATAAATTTAATTTTTTACATATATCAGGTAAACTTTTATCAAAAGAATGGTTTGATAAATGTGAAAATTTTATAAATGATGTTAGTATAATAAAAATAAACAATAAATATAATTTAATAAACAAAAAAGGTGAATTTATATTTAATCAATGGTATGATTATATTTTTAGCAGCTATAAAGATTTTAAAAAAATAAAAAATAATAATAAATATAATCTTATAGACAATAATTATAAATTAATATCAGATCAATGGTTTGATGAAATTTACGAATTTGAAAATTTTTCTGATTTATGTAAAGATTCATATAAAGATTTATATTTAGTTAAAATAGACAAAAAATATAATTTAATGAACAAAAAAGGCAAAATTGTATTTAATCAATGGTTTGATAAAATTTATAGTCCTTTTAGTACTTTGCGTAGAGTTTTTAAAGATAATAAATTTAATGTATTAAACGAATACGGGGAAACAATATTTAAAGAATACATAGATAAAGATTCTAGTTTTAATAAAAATTATGATTTTTTAGAAAAAATATATGCTGTTGAATTAAACAACAAATACAATTTAATAAATGAAAAAGGAAAAATATTATTTAATCAATGGTTTGATAATATTTCTATATATGATGAAAACAATTTTATAATTAAATTGAACGGAAAAACTAATTTTATAAACAAAAATGGAAATATTATATTTAACAATTGGGTTAATTTAATTTTTAATAATTATTAATTTTGTAAAATTTTAATTTATTTTAATTTTATGTCTAAATTTAATTTTTTCGATAAAAATGAAATTTGGGAAAACAAAGCAGAGATTTTACGTTTAGCTAAAAATGAAAAAGCTTGCAGTACAGAACTTGAAAAAGCTGAAAATGCAAAAACAAAAGATGAATTTTACAAGGTTTGTTTTAGAAATATACCTTGGTTATTAAAAAGAAATTTATTTAAAACAACTTATCAAGATATATTAAATTTTAACGATAATTTTTTAAAAGTTATGATTAATAAAAAATATAATTTAATTAATGATAAAAATAAATTAATGCTTGAAAAATGGTATGATCAAATAATAGATTATGAAAAAGGTAAAATAAAAATTACAAAATACAACAAAGATAATATTTTAATTAAAAATTTAAAACTTCTATCAGATCAATGGTTTGATGAAATTACAAAAATAAAAAATAGTTTATATTTAATTGAATTAGATAATAAATATAATCTTATGAATAAAAAAGGAACAATTATTTTAAAATCTTGGTATGACGATATTTGTTATTTAGAAGATACTAGATTTTTTAAAATTGAATTGAATAAAAAACAAAACTTTATAAATAAAACAGGAAAAGTTTTATCAAAGCAATGGTTTGATCATGTTTTTAGTTTTTCAGAAGATTTTGCAAGAGTTAAATTAAATGATAAATGGAATTTTATAAATATAAACGGAAAATTAATATCTGATCAATGGTTTGATTATGTTTTTGATTTTAACAGAGGTGTTTCATCTGTTATTTTAAACGACAAATGGAATTTTATAAATGATGAAGGAAAGATTTTATCAAAAGAATGGTTTGATTATGTTCGTAATCATTATGATATTTTTAGTTCAGTTAAATTAAATGACAAATGGAATTTTATAGATTCAAACTTAAAATTACTATCAGATGAATGGTTTGATGAAGTAATGTTTTTTCATAATCAATTGTGTGGTAAAAAAAATAATAAATGGCACGATATATATATTTATCATTAATGTTATATTTTACAACGATATAAATAAACAAACAGTCAAACAATGGTATTTTTTGAAATTTTAAATTATTTATCGAACAAAACAAATATTTTTTATCTAAATAGTTATATAAATTTATTATTTTTTTATTTAAAACTCTTATATCAATGGGTAAAACGATAAGATCTGAAGTAGTTCTTCATACAAAATATAAAGATTCTGGAATAGAAATATTTACTTTACATTTAACTTTTCCTACAATCATTCTTGCTGAATTAAACGTACATTCTCTTTTGGCTAAATCTACCAGAAGCCTTAGAGCGGTGCCGTTTAAGCGTTTAGTTAAAGATGCTACTTTCACACCTTATGTATTTGGAGAAAACTGTGCAGGAATGTCACATAAACAAGAAATTAAAACAAAACGATTAAGTAAATTTTTATGGAATGCTGCTAAATATTCAAGTGTTTTCTGGGCCACTATACTTAATGAAATAAAAGTGCATAAACAAGTGGTTAATCGTATTTTAAGCCCTTACATGTGGTCTGAAACGGTTATAACAGGCACTAAGCTTGCATTTGAAAACTTTATTAGACTTAGGAACACAGAGTTTGCAGAACCTCATATTCGCATTTTAGCTCAAAAAATAAAAGAATGTTTGGAACAAAATGTTATTCAATTGAGCGTTGAAGATAGAGATTGGCACATTCCTTACATATTAAAAAATGAACAAGATTTACGTTTAACCACTAAACTTAAAATATCGGCAGCAAGATGTGCAAGAGTTTCTTATAAATCTTTTTTGACAAATGAACCATCTACAGTTGAAGAAGATTTAAGACTTTTTGAAAAACTTTATTCTAACGAACATCTTTCTCCAATGGAACATCAAATATTAATAGGTAAAGAAATTAAAAAAATAAATAGAGTGTTTATGGCAGAAGGTATTTTTAGAAATAGTAATATATTTTTAAAATTTGGTTCACTTAATTTCAGAAGCTATTTAAATGAAAATCGAGACGATTAAAAAAAGGTTAAAACCTTTTGATTTATTTCAAAATCCTTATTATCCTGACACTGTTTTTTGTTTTACTGAAACAGGTGAAATTTTAATAGATAATAAGTACACTTCTTGGGCATATTTTATTATTCCCGAACATCTTTTGAATGATTCCAAATGGACAAAAGTTAAAAAAAGTAAAAATAAAAAACAAGAAACAGAAGGCGTTGTGTTAAATTTGAAATTAGATTCTAGTTTTAATAAAATTACAAAGCCGATTTGATTTATGTTAAAGTTTTTGAAAGTTTCTAAAAACAAAATAATTGTATTTATATTATTGTTGTTGTTTTTGTTAATAACTCAATGCAAAACAAAACAACCATTTATTTATAATAATCCTCCTGTTGTAATCGATAGTTCTTTTATAATTGATAGTTTAATTAAAATAGAAGGATATAGTAATTTATTAAATATTAAATTATTTGATGAACACAATAGAAGGCTTTATCAAATTGATAGTTTAATAGAAGTGTATGAAGATAGTTTAATTAAAGTATCTATGTATCAAAAAGAAGATGGTGTTCAAATAAAAACTGTTTATAAAGATAGATTAGTTTATATTAGAACATGTAATGCTGATTCTTTTATAGCTGTTATAAATAGATTAGCTCGTGAAAGAAATGAAAATGGTGCAAAATTGGCTAAATTACAACAAGAATATAATACTCTTGAAGTTAAATTAAAACAAATAGATAAAAATAATAAAAATAATATTTTTTGGTTGATAGGTATTATAATTGTTTTAGCTATTATAGCAGCTATTATAATGTTTGTATTTATGCTAAAACGATGAATAGTTTTTGGGCTTTTGATATTGAAGTTTATCGCAATTTTTTATCTTTTACTGCTGTTAATGCAAAAAATTCAAAAGATGTTTTTCAAATATATAGTTTTGGAAATAAAGTAAATATTGATTTTTTAAAAGAGCTTCACAATTTTATAACAAATAAAATAGATTATTTGGTTGGCTATAATAATATCAAATACGATGATATTATTGTAACAGAGCTTATAACCAAGTATTTGAAAAAAGAAGAAGTGTATCATAATGATATATTTTTATTAGGTCAGTCTGTTATAGAAAATGAAGAAGAAAATCATTCAGTAAAAACTCAATCAAAATATTATAAAAGAATAGATTTAATGAGAATGCTAAGATTAGATAAATTAAAAATTAGTCTAAAACATTGTGGTGTTGTTTTGTTTTATAATAATATTCAAGATTTACCTATAAAATTTTACGAAACAATAAAAGAAGATCAAATTGATATTTTACTTAAATATAATCTTAATGACGTTTATCTAACTATAAAAGTATTAAAATACGCAAAAGATCAATTAAAATTTAGATTTGATTTATCTAATTTATATAATTCAGATTTTTTAAACGATCCAGAAACTAAAATTGCCGATAAAGTTTTAACATCTTTTTATCTTGAAAAATCGGCTATTGTAGAATATGAATTAAAACAATTAAAAACAGATAGAAATATTATATATTTCAATGATATCATAGACCCTAATATTACATTTACATCTAAAAAAGGTAATGATTTTTTAAATAAACTTAAAAATATTATTTGGCGAAAAGACATAGGTTTTGAAAAATATATAGATGGTAAATTTACAGAACAATTAAATATAGGAAATAAATTCTATAGTATTGGAATAGGCGGACTACACAGCATCGATAAAACCATATTTTATGAATCAAATAATAAATATAAACTTATCGATGCTGATGTAGCATCTTTTTATCCAAAAATAATTATAAATTTAAATATTTGCCCTGAACATTTAGAAAAATCTATATTTTTAGATATCTATAAAGAGGTTTTTGAAAAAAGAATTTTATTTAAAAAAGAAGGAAATGTTACAAAAGCACAAGTTTTAAAATTAATTTTAAACTTAATTTTTGGAAAATTTAATGATAAATACAGTTGGTTGCATGATTTACAATGTACTTTTCAAGTCACTGTAAATGGTCAATTGTATCTTTTATCTTTAATAGATGAGTTAGAAAGTAATAACATAGAAATTTTTAGTGCAAATACAGATGGAATTACTTGTAAAGTTCCACCAAACAAAGAAGAATTATATAAAGAAATTTGTTCAAAATGGGAAAAGAAATATAATTTTTCTTTAGAATATGTAAATTATAAAAAAATATATATGCGAGATGTAAATAATTATTGTGCTATAACAGATTCAGGTAAAGTTAAAACAAAAGGAGATTTTGTAGAAATTCCTGAAATTCAAAAACAACTTGACGCTCCTATTATTAAAAGAGCGTTAGTAAATTATTTAATTTATGATAAACCTATTTCAGAAACAATAAATGAATCTTCTTCTATTTATGATTTTTTATATTCTATTAAATCAGATTCTAAATTTGAAATGGTAGAATTAATTAAAAATGAAAAAGATTATGTAGAAAATGTTCTACAAAAAACAAATAGATTTTTTGTTTGTAATGATTCGAGATCTATTTTTAAAAGAAATAAAAACACAAAAGAAATTATAAGGCTTTTCGTGGGTAAAAACCTAAAAGTTGCAAATAAAATTGTTGATCCTGTAAAGGAAATCGAAAATGTAGATAAAGTTTATTATATTTCTCAAGCTGTAAAATTAGCTAATGAAATTAAACAATTTAATAATTTATTTTAATTTATGAAATCTTATATAAATATATCTGATTTTGAAGATTTTGATGATGATTTTTTAGAAAAACATAAACAAAAAATAGAAATTTTGTTAAAAAAAGCAAACGAAAATATAGCAGAATATATTGTTGAAATTTTCAATATTATAAATTCTGAAATTAACAATTATGAAAATGATTAATTTATTTTATTTATGTTAGTTTATTATTTTGAGTCTGATCCATTAGATATACTTTATTATTTAAAAGATAAAGAATGTATTACAGAAGATGAATTTGAAAATTTAATATACGATGAAAAAACAATAGATATGATTCAAGATAAAACAAGAGAGTTATATCAAAATATAGATAATTTTATGGGAAATAAAATAACAAATTCAGAAAACGAGCTTTTGGAAAAAATTAAGAAAAGATACAAAGAAATTGTAGCTGAAAATTTTAATCAATTTAATTATGAATAATTTGAATATTATTGTAGCTCCTTATTCAAAACTTCTTTCAAAAGAAGATTTTAAAAACTTGTATTTACCTAAAAAAGCAAATGATTCTGATGTAGCTTATGATTGTTTTGCAAGAGAAATTAAAATAACTTCAGAATTTGTAGAATATTTTTTAGGTTTTAAAATTCAAGTTCCTGAAAAATATGGTGCATTTTTGGCCGCTAGATCTTCTTGCAGTAAACATAATTTAACTTTAGCAAATGGTATAGGTATAATAGATCCATATTATAAAGACGAGGTTAGAGCAAGATTTTATTATAATGAAAAAAGTAAATTTTATAATATTGGCGATAGAGTTGCTCAAATTTTTATTTTACCGATACCTGAAATTAACTTTATTTTTAAATCAGAATTAAACGATAATTGTTTTAGAGGTGGTTTTGGATCAACAGGAAATTAAAATGGAAAAATCAATAGAATTAGAAGCAGAAGAAGTAGAAGTGACTTCTGAAACTATTAAAGCAGTTGAAAAATTAGAAGAAAATAAAATAGAATCAATTGGCAAAACAGAAGATAAATTTTCTTCTCAATTTAATTTACTTAAAAAGTCTGGTGCATTACCCTCAACTTGGAAAAATGAAGGTTATGCGAGACTTTGTCTTCAGGCTAAAGAAGACTATAATTTAGATATTGTAGACACATTAAAAAGTGTTTATGTTATTAATGGTGCCATTGGTTTTTCAGCAGCTTTAATGCTTAAATTAGCAATTAGAGATGGTCATTTTGTAAAAATTGTAAGAGCTGGTGTACCGTTATATAAAACAGACGATCCATCAGAATTTTATTTAAAAGGTGAACCGTTAAAAACAACAAAAGCCGATGGCACTATATCTAATGTACAAGATGTGTTTAAAATTGGAGACAAAGTTTATGCAAATAAAATTGCTACAGTTGCTATAATTAATAGAGAAATTCTTAAAATTTTAAAAGAATTTAAAGAGCCTTTATCTTATAGTTATTTTCATTTTACTTTAGCAGATGCTGTTAGCGCCGATTTATATCCCGCTAAAAGCCCTCTTTCACCTTGGAATAAATACACGTCTCAAATGCTTGTTAATAGAGCTTTAGCTGCAGCTATTCGACAAGGTTGCGGATATGGTAATTTTTACACTAATGAAGAATTAAGTTCACTTTAATATTTATGAAATTTATCAAAGTAAAAGCCTTATTTAAACTTAATGAAGAAGTCGGATACACCGATTTATTAATTAACAAAGAACTTATAGAAAGAGTTGAAAAAATGGTTGTAGATGAAGGAGATGTTAAAAAAGAAGAAAACTGTTTAGTTTTTTTAGCAAATAAAAACTATCCGATTATTGTAAATCAATCTTTTGATTCTTTTGTTGAAAATCTTTTTATATTTGTTTAACCCTTAATTTTAAAATTAAATTTATGATTAACTTTGTTCGTGGCTTTTCTGAAAATCAAAAAGCTAAAACTGAAAAATTAGACAAAACCGCTTTGATCATTCACATTGGTCATGAAAAACCTCAATTTGACAGAGCTAATTTAGCTCAATTTAAAGGTTCTATTTTTAAAAAATGCGAAAGTGTTGGTATTTCTTTTGATGAAACTTGCGGATTTCTTTCAATTGCAAAAAATCCGGAAAGTACTTTTGTAATTAGAGGAGATGGTTATTTTTATAATTATAAAGTGGGTAAAGAAAAATATATTTTTAATGAAATTTTAAAACATGCTCCAAAAGAATTTATAAAAAATATAAAAAACAATAGAATTGTAGCTAATGTTTTTGAGTCAACAGATTCATATATGATTTTTAAACTATGGGATATTTCTAAAAATGATATTAATAAAGAAATAATTAAAAAACACGAAGTATTACCTGAAATTTCTTACGGATGTTCAACTTTATAAATCAAAATTTTATTATTACAAAACAAATCTATTTATTTAAATTTAAATCAATTTAAGTTTCAATTATTATGTTTGACAAACTTTCTTTTAGTTCTGAAGACTTTGTAGGTAAAAGTCGATTTGAAAATGGTGTTCACAAAGATGTGACATTTAATATTCGTTATTCTTCAAAAGACATTAAAGGTCAAAATCCCAGAAATGTACCTGTTTTTGAATTGGAATTTTCAAAAGTTGTAAAAAATGAAGATGGTTCAGAAACAATTTTTCAGCATATTCAACAAGAAGCTGTTTTTACAACTAAATCTTTTGAATTTTTAACAACCGTTATTCTTAAAAATATTGTTGGTTTTGGGCTTGGTGGCACCCCTAAAAACAAAGAGATTATTTTGAATACTTTTGCTCGCTCAAAAGAAGTTCAAGAAATTGAAAATATACAAATTACAGAACAACAAGAAAATGAAGGATTAACAGTGCTTCATTTACAAGTTCAACGCATGGCAGAACTTATCGGAGAGCTTATTAAAGATAAAATGCAACCGATTCAAATTAAAATTGGAAATAGAACAAACGATAAAGGTTATTCTAGCAGTGGTGTTTATTTTCAATTAAACGGATACACTGGAAATAATACAATGAAGCTAAATTATAATCCTGTTACAGAAGCTTATGTTGCTAAAGAAAAACCTGTTGTTGTTCAACATGTTATTGAACCGGTTCAAGAACTTGATGTAGATGATTTACCTACTGAAGAAACACCTTTTTAATTAAAATCACTTGAAATTAAAACATTTTTGTTTTAATTATTGTGATTTAATTGAATATCTGCCTGATGGAGAATTATCAATTGCTAATCTTTTCGATATTGAAATTAAATTAGGATTGACTAATTCTCCATTCAGAGTAGATAAAAATCCTTCTTTTTATACATATTTAAATAAAAACAATGTTTTAAGATTTTTAGATTATGGTACAAATGTTTGCAATGGATTAGTTTTTCATATAGCTAAATTAAAAAACATAAAAGTTTATGATGTTTTAAAAGCAGTGTCAGAAGCTTATCACGTTGATATATTTACAGATTTTTCATTTATTGAAATTTCAAAAGTGAATAATGTAAAATTTGAAAAAGCAAACACAAAAATTAAAATTTCAAATACAAATAAAAAAAATACAAATATTAATTTTTTGTTTAAAAAAGATTTTTCAGAAAAAGATTTATTGTTTTGGTCTAAATATAACATAGATAAAAAAACATTAAATAAATTTAATGTAAAACCTTTGGAATTTATAATATATGATGAAAATCCTGTATATGTTGGTCAAAATTTAAGTTTTTACTATGGTTTAAATAATAAATCATGGAAAGTTTACCAGCCTTATTCTTATCGAAAATGGCTATCTCATGTAACTGAAAATGTAATTGAAGGATTTGATCAATTAAATTACAATAAAAAAGATTATTTAATTTTAACGAAAAGTTATAAAGATGTAATGAGCTTACATACAATTAAAGTTTCTGCTGTGGCGTTGCATTCAGAAGTTTACAACCCTCCTGAAAATCATCTCATATTTGATGTTTTGAAACGTTTTAAGAAGGTTTATGTGTTATACGACAATGATACCACAGGTAAAGAAAGATCGCTTTACTGGGCCTCTAAAGGCTTAATTCCTATTTTTATGAAATCTGCAAAAGACTTTTCAGATGTATCTTCTCTTAAAGGTATTAAATTTGCAGCAAAAGAACTAAAATCAATTTTAAACTCAATTCCTAGTTATGAAAATCAAGTATAGTTTCAAAAATAAAAAAAATAATTTTAATTATGATTTAATTAAAACTATGTATGATAATTTTTATACAACTATAACTTCCGAAATGGAAAAATTAAACGAAAAAAAATCTGAAACAATAAAAGATTCAAAAAATACAGACGATTCAAAATGTCCAAAATGTTCAAAATGTTCAGCTGATAAAAAATCAAAAGACACAGATGATCTTTCAGACATTGAGATTTTAGACACAATAATATCAGATCTTATGGATTTACTCAATGAAATATCAACTAATAAAAAGCATTGAATTTCCAGCGTTTCCTGTATTTATAAAACTTTCTGAATATAAAAAATCCAAAAAAGGAAAAATAAATATACCAAGATATATAAAAATAAACGGTCAAAATGTATATAATAGAACATATAATGTATATAATCAAGCAAAGATTATAAAACACATGAGCGACTATATGACTTATTATATAAAAAAATTAAAAATTGAACCTGTGGAGCAAAATCAATACCCTATTTCAATAGAATATGAGATTCATACATCTAAATATCATGGTGGATATTATGAATCAAATGGTCAATTTAAGCTTAAAAAAGTGTTAAATTGGGACATAGGTAATTTTTGGTTATGGAATAAAGTTGGAGATGATGCTTTAACTAAAAATAAAATAATAATCGATGATTCAATTGAATATGTTGTATCTACAGGAAAATTAACTTTTGTAGAATGTGAAAATTATAACGATAGGAAATTATTAATTAACATTTTTAAAGCAAGTGCTAGATCAATTTAAGATGTTAGATGAAGAATCTAACGAAAACAGAGAAATCTGTAGTTTAATTTTAGAAACAGATGAAGATTATTTTAATTATCCTGCTTTAAATGCTAGTTTAATTAAAAAAATTACAACATCAGGATTTTATAATGCTTTAGAAGGAGAAATTGATGAAGGTAATAAAGAGTCTTTTAAATTAGGTTCAGCAATCCACAATGGTATTTTAGTACCTGATACTTTTTCTAAAAACTACACGACTATATTTGGGCCTATTCCAAATTCTGAACAAAAAAAAACATTTTGCGAATTAGTTGCTAAAGAAGGAGCCGAAGATCTTTTGTCTATATATAACAGATCTTATAATAACAAAAAAAAAGAAGATGAAAAATTTAAAGAAGCAGTGGATCTATACACAGAATACAATCCTTATATTTCTGCTTTAGCATCTGGTAAAACAATTATAAATAAAGAAGATGTAGATTTAATCGATAAATTAAAAAGCAGATGGAATGCACATGAATCTATTAAAGAGCTAAATAAATTTAGAAATTATAGCGAATTAGGATTTGTTTTCTTTTTATATAATTGTGAATGTAAAATTAAAATCGATAGATGTTCAATAGATGATGAAAATAAAATAGTTTATCTTTTAGATTTAAAAACTACATCAAACGCTGAAAAATTTAAAAATGATTTTTTTACATATAAATATGATATCCAAATGGCGTTTTATGAAAAAGGTATAATGTCAGAAGAAGGTAAACAAGTGTTTAATATAACAGATGAATACACAGTTGTTAAAGTTATTGTGGCTGTTCAAAAAACTAAACCTTTTCTTTTAATTTGGTACGGTATTAATTTTGGAACAGAGACCCAAGAAAGATTAGATGAAATTATTCGTGATTGCTGTTTTAAATTTAATGAATGGAATTTTAAGAACGAAAAAGAAAAACAAAAAGACCTATTAAACCAATGTTCGACCATAACTTTTTAATTTTGTATTTAATTTTACCGTCTTTAATTCAACACAAATATGTTCAATATAAAAATTGTAAATTTAAAATAAATAAAGACAAATCTGAAATAAAATGTTATGAAGACGGCAATTTGAAAACTACAATTGTAGTAGAAGACGCATTTGTAAAAAGTGTAATAGATAATATTTTAAATGGTATTTGCGCTAAATTACCAGAAGATATTAAAAAAATTATATTATCAAATGTATTATTACAACACAGGAATAAAGTAAAAAGAGTTTTATATCCTTCAGATGAAGATTTAACTTTTTTAGCAGAAAGTTTATCTGGTTCTGACGACATCGATTCAAAAATGTTAAAAATTATATTTGAAACAGGCGAATTAGTGCCTATTCCTAACCCTGAATTATTATATTTTAATGAATGATATTGGTACTTTTAATTTATTTACGAATATAAAAGGTGTTTATAATCAAGAAGCCACTGATGCAGGTTTTCACAATAACATTGCATCTAAATTATATATAGAATTAAATGAAGATAATTTATTAAATTGGAAAAATGTATCTGATGAAAATATACAAAAAAATTACATGAGTATGTTTGAAGGTATTGCTTTCATAGTATTGTGTAGCGATACTTTTACATTTAATGATGTTAATACTTATAGATTTGAAAAAGATAATTTAAGCAATATTTATTGTTTTTTTAATCAAAAGTTAACTTACGTTTATTTATCCTCTTTCCGATGATTATTTTTAATTTTCCCCAATGTTTCGAGTATGCAGGTGCAAGTGTAAATGAAAAAACCTGCAATTATTATTATGCTCACAAAAATAAAAATGTGAGTTTTGCTGTACAAATACCAATTGGTTTTGATTTTACAAAAAACACAACTTATTTAGTTAGAGAATCTGATGAAATTAAAGCTGAAACTTCATTAACTGAATTTTTCTCTAAATATGACACTGACGAAGAATAAAAATAAAATCAATGGTATTTACAGAAAAGCAAATGGAAGTTTTGACAAGTTTGTCAAACTGGGCCATTAAAAATAAATTTAACAGTCCTCAAACAGCTGTTTTAAGCGGTTATGCAGGCACTGGTAAAACAACTATATTAAATCATTTTGTTCATTCTGCTAAAGTAATTAATAAATTAAATGTAGCGTTAACAGCAACAACTCATAAAGCAGCGTTAGAATTGAAAAAAAAAACAAACGAAGCTGCATTTACTGTTCATAAATTTATAGGATTATCACCAGATTATTCGTTAGATAATTTTACAATGCAAAATATAAAATTTATAGCGTCTGCATATAATAAAATGGATAATATAGATATTTTAATTATAGATGAATGTTCAATGATAAATAGAGAATTATATAAATATATAACGACAAAAAGCGAGTTATTAAATACTAAAATACTTTTTGTAGGAGACCCTTTTCAAGCACCACCTATCGGCGAAGATATTTCAGATTGTTTTGAAAAATCACACGTTAAATTAAATTTAACGGAGGTGTTAAGACAAGAAAAAACAAACCCAATTGTAAAATATTCTATGAAAATTAGAGAAAATAAAGATTTTAAAATAGTGTTTAAAGAAAAAGAATCTAAAAATTTTAATGTAAGTAGAGACGATTTGAAATTTAAAAAATGGATTAAAGAAAACATGAATAATTCTTCAAAAATAATAGCTCACTCAAACGATAAGGTTAAAAAATATATAACTTTATATAGAAATATATTAAAAAAAGAAAAACCTTTTGATATTGGAGAACCATTAATGATGTATTCTAATTCATTAGAATTAAATATGTTTAATGGTGAAGAATATACTATACTTAAAAGAGAAGAAAAGTTAAAAACTTTTAACAACAGATATACGGGTAAATCAACAGATATTAAAGGTTTTGAACTTTTGGTTCAAGGAGAAGAAGAAAAAAAAAAGATATTTGTAGTTGATGAAAAATTACAAATAGAAAAAGTTATTTTTGAATTAGATACTTACAAAACCTATGCTATTAGAGAAAAAGATAAAGATTTAAAAAAAGCAAAATTTAAAGAGTTTTTTGATTTAAAACAAAGATATTTGTTTACGAGACAAATAAGTAAAGATTATGGAAAAGATATAGATTATGCCTATGCGATTACAATTCATAAATCTCAAGGCTCTACTTACGATAATGTATTTTTTGACATGTCTTCTTTAGAATATATTCAAAATCAAGAAGAAAGAAATAAATTAATTTATGTGGCGGTCACAAGACCCAGAAACAACATTTATATTTATCAAAATTAATTTAATTTATGGACGTTTTTAAAGCACTTAGCGAATGTGTGGTATATGACAAATATGCTAAATTTATACCTCACTTAAACCGTAGAGAAACATGGCCTGAAATTATTGACAGATATTGTTTGGCTTTAACAGACAGATTAGATGAAATTAAAAATGATCGTAAAAATAAAAACATCAATATACCGGCAATAGAAAGTTTAAAAGAATATGTAATGAATGATGTAAAATATTATTTAAATGAAAAATTAATTATTCCTTCTATGAGAGCTTTGCAATTTGCAGGAGAACCTCTTAAAAAAAGACACAATAGAATATATAATTGTGCGTTCATGCATTTTGAAAATGTTAATTCTTTTGGAGAATTAGCATATAATTTGCTTTGCGGAACAGGTGTTGGATATTCAGTTGAAAAAAAACATTTAAAAAATAAATTTAAAAAAACAAACGAAAATGAATTTAACAAAATATCATTTTTATCAGTTGAAGATTCGATAGAAGGTTGGGCTGATTCTTTTGTTTTTCTTATAGAAAAAAGTCTCAAAGGAAATATTGTAGAATTTGGTTATTCTAGTATTTCAAAAAAAGGAACACCTTTATCTTCTGGTGGTAAATCTCCTGGCCCAGATCCTTTGGAAAAATCTCATAAAAAAATTGCAGAAATTATAGCAGAAGCTCCTTTGGGAGTTTTGTCTTCATTTACAATCCACAGAATTGCTTGTGTTATTGCAGATTGTGTCGTAGCAGGAGGTATAAGAAGAGCTGCTCTAAGTTGTTTATTTGATAATACAGATGAAGAAATGCTCACTTGTAAACAAACATCAGATTGGTATATTAAATATCCTGAATTAGCTAGATGTAATAATAGTGCAGTTTGGTATAGAGAAAAATTAAAAGATAAAGTTTATCTTAGAAAATATAAAAAATTCTTAAAAAACTTATTAAACAGTGGATTTGGAGAACCTGGGATTTTTCTTTCTTCTAACCCTTCCATGGGTACAAATCCTTGTTTTGAAATTGCTTTAAATAATAAACAATTTTGTAATTTAGTAGAAATTAATGTAGAAAAATATAAAAATTTTAAAAACAAACCAATTGCTTCTAAATTTCCTGTTAAAGCAAAAAGTCTTATAAAAGCTGCTACAACAATTGCTACAATTCAAGCATCTTTTACAAAATTTAAATATCTTAAAGGCTGGGATAAAATAACTGAAAAAGAAGCTTTAATTGGTGTTAGTAAAACAGGATTTATTAGCAACCCTTCAACTGTTTGTTCAGATCATGATGATTTTAACAATCATAAAGAATTAGTTGATTCTATTAATAAAGATGTAGCAAGAATAATTGGTATTAACCCTGCTGCAAGAACAAGAACAATTAAGCCTTCCGGCACAGCAAGTTTGGTTCTTGAAACATCTCCCGGTATTCACCCTTATTATGCGCCTTTCTTTTTAAGAGCTGTTAGATACAACAAAGATTCTGCTATTGCAAAACATTTTATAAATACTTTAGGTTATGATAGCGGTTTAGTTGAAGATGACAAAATGTCTAAAAACACAATTGTTGTATATTTTCCAATTAAAGTTAATGTAGCAAGAAAAGACACAGCTGTTGAACTAAAACCAGAAAATATGTTAAATTATACTTTTAGCACATATAAAAACTGGATAAAAACAGACATGGATATACCTTTTGAAAACACAAATAATGTAAGTGTCACTGTTAATTATGATAATCGAAACGAAAAAGAAAAAAAAGAAATTATAAAACTATTAATCGAAAACATTGAAAATTATGCAGCTATATCTTTTTTACCTAAATCTCACGACTACCCTCAAGCACCTATTTCAGAAATTACAGAAGACGAATATAATAGAAAAAGCAAGATATTTTCCGAAAGATATATTTCGGTTGTGAATATTAAAGAATTTGAAGACAATGTTAATTTTGATAACTCAATAAGTTGTGAAGGAGCATCATGCGAGATTTTGTAATTAGAAAAAATCATGAAATAATAGGTTGGAAAATCATAAATAATTTTGATGTAGAGCCTTGCATAGGTTGGAACAATTCACACTATTATTGTTTAGAAAAAACAAAAAATAGCGAATATATTATAAATAAAAAAAAATTAGATAATCCTAATAATATTTTTAAAACTAAAACAGATTTATTAGAAAAATTATTAAAAAATTGGATAGAGATTCAAGATATATTTATACCTTTTAGTTTTATATCTTTTACAATAGATAATTCACATCAAAATTTTTATTTTAATTATGATAAATCATTAGATTTACAATATGAAAATTACGAACGTTTAGATAAAAATAAAATATATGCGGTTAATAAAACTACAAAAAAAATAGAAATAAAAGATAAACACAATATTGACGAAAGTAATTTTTTATCTGTCACAAATAATTTAATAACTTCTATTCATTCTGCTTTAAATTATATATTTAAAAATAATGGTGCTAATATAACTTTTATAATTTTTTACAAACCGTTTTTTCTATTTTATGATGAAAAATAAAACAAAAATAGGGTTTGATTCAAATATTTTAAAATTTAATAACGGCGTTGGGCTTTTAAAAACATTAATAAAAGATTATGGTAAAGAATATATATATATATTTCACGAACCTTATTTTGACTTAGAATATTTAAACTCATATATAAAAATTGCAAATATTATACAATTAAATGAATTTTATATATGTGAAGATTTTATAAAAGAAAAAAATATATCTATTGTATACACGAATAGAGAATTAGATTTATATAAAATAGAAAATCTTATTATTCATTGTTTTGATTAAATAAAAAAAGGGGCTTCGGCCCCTTTTTTTTATTAAAATAAGTTTTATTAATTTAATACAGGATTTTCTGAAACAGCTATATTTGTGTTTCTTCTAAATCTTTCTATACCAGATGCACCAGGAATAAGACTTAAGAAAGAATTTACAAATCTATACCTAAACGTATCATTATTATCATCGTCTGTTTCAACAACCATAGATCTCATTAAATAAGGATCTGTTTCGGTTTCTACTATAGCATCTTTAACATCTGCAAGAAAATTAAAAATTTTATAAACATACGATATACCAGAATCAGCTTTTGTAGCAGCTGCTATTATACCCGCATTTAAAGGTTTTTTATCATAAAATAATGTTGCTACAGATATAGGTAAAAATGCCATAGAAGCAACTTCTCCTTTTAATTTTGAAGTTAAATTATACATTAATTTTTCCCATCTATTTAAATCTTCCCATGCTTCTGAATCTTCTTCTTCATCGTCACCCCAAGAAGGTAGCATGTGAGTAAAAACTGTAAATATTAAAGAAACAATTACATATGACGCAAAATCTTTATAAGATTGTTCGTTAAATAAATCTTTAACCATGTCGTTTTTATCTTTACCTGTCATTAATATAAATATATTTTTTAAGTGATTTGAAAAATCTTTGCTAAAAAGACCCATCATAACACTCATTGAACTTTTTCTTTCTTCACCTGTCGTTATGTCAAAATAATCTTCAAAACCTAAACTAATCCATTGAAATATCCAAGATTTAAACACTCCTATTGATCTAAAAAAAGCTGTCATGTTTAAATAAATAGGTCTGTTTCTATCCATGTTTCCTGAAATTTTTTCCATAATAATTCTATATTCTAAAGCAATTTGCGTCAATTTATCTTTATACATAGGATTTACTATATATTCGTTTGTTTCTTCATCTTTTATTAACACATCGTCTATATTTAAATCTTGTTTATTAAGTAATGTTAAAAGAATAGTTTGTCCATAAAATTTACTAACTATTTCTTGAAAAATATATAAATCAAATTTATCTCTTATTCTACCTACTATTGTTTTATCAGGATCTCCTAAACCATAAATAATTTTATCTATATTATTATCTAAATTTAAAGCTTCAAATAAATATCCCATTTTAGTTTGAAATCTTTGATTTATCCCATTACCCACATGTTCAAAATCAAAAAATCTAAAAATAGGATTAAATGTTTTATCGAGATGTTTAAAACGAGTGTTGTTTAAATTTAAAAGATCTCTCCAAGTAAAAAATTCGCCGCTCATTGCAAGTCTGGCAAGAGTCATTAGGCCTTGAAAAAAGTCCATTGTAGCAGTGACTAAACTAAAGCCTAAGCCTGTAAGACGAGACATTGTAGCCAAAGAATCTAAAATAGCATCTGGGTGAGTTTTTTCACCTATGTTTAACATTTCATCTTCTAAATGTCTAACCATGTATATTTTTTCATCTTCTGTAAATCTATTAGAATTTAATATAGACTCTATAGATTTTTGAATTTTTGTTATTTGTTTTTCTTGCTGTCTGTTTTTAGAAAAAGAATTAAATATTTCTAGTTTTAATTGTTTTAATTTTTCATTAGCTTCATTAATTTTAGAAGTAGAATTAGTTGCTAATGCTTCTTTTAATTCTTCTACAATCTGTTTCCATTGCGGATAAAACTTTTTATCGTTATACCTATCGGTTTCATCAAACACTTTATCTACATTTTTTGTAAAATCGGGATTACCTCTCCTTTGATATTTTTTAGAACTACCATATAAATCTGCTTGCTGATAAAAAGTTAAAAGATCAATTTCTTTTCTTAAAACAGATTCATCGGTGTATGTATCTTCTAAAATAGTTTGAGCAGCATTATAAACAGGTACTAATTTTTGTTTTTCTAAATAAGCTTCATGATTAGTTTTTGCTCTTAATATAATAGTGTAAAGAGCTTGAGATTTATCTGAACCCCCTATATTCCCTAATTGTCTTGGAAAATAAACGGTTTGGTTGTTTCCTTTTGCTAAATCCAACCCTTCTCTTAATTTTGATCTATCTAATTTATAAAAGCTTTTAATAAAATCTTTAGCTTGTTCGGGAAATATTCTTAAAAAATAATCGCTCGGATTATTATATTCTTCTTTTAATGTTTTAGCCATCTCATATATATACGTATGATGAGGTATATCTAAAGGATTTTGAGAATTAGCCCAAATAATACCCATTTCTAAAGACACAAAAGTTAAATACTCTACCTTTGCTCCAATTTTGTGATTTTTTTGTGCTTTTACAAAATAACTACCTTGTTCAGTTCTTTTTATTTCAGCGTTTTTTAAATAATCGATATAATCACTTATATATTCTGTGTTTTTAATATTTATCATTTCTCCATCTAAACCTGGTATTTGATCTTTGTATTTAAATTTAATTAAACCTTTCTTTTGTAAAGATTCGCTTGTGCTTCTAAATTGTTCATCAAACATTGGGTGCAATGTCGGATCATTCATTGTTTCTATAAAAAATAAAAGTCTATCTATTTGAGATAATCCATAGATTTTATTATTCATTATATCACTATTTAAATCTGAAATAAGTCTTTCGTTTGTAGCCTGTATAGCTAAAAAAGCTTCCATATTTTCTACATTTTGAATCATCATTTCTCTTGCTTCATCTATATTATTTACATTTTTAAATGTAGGGTCAACAAGAGGTTCAAATCTTTCTATAATTTTAGCAGGATTTCTAAATTTTTGTTTACCCACATCGCTAAATACATAAGCTTTAATCGAATCATATAATTCTCTTGATATAAATACTTTATCTACTGCTGAATTAGGCCCAGAATGTAGCTTTTTATAAGTTTCATTGTCTGTGTTTAATGTAAATTGTAAAAAATCACAAGCAATAGAACTTTGCAAATACATTCCACTTGCATTCAATATATTTTTTTGCAATCCTTCATTTAAAGTTGTGAAAAGTTTACTTTTAGCAAAATTCCCTTTTAATTTATCTATCGTTGCTATAATATCAGTATCTTTATAACCGGCTTTTCTAAAAGATTTATAAAAACCATCTAACGTAGATTTAAAATTAAATACACTAACTGAAATATTTTCTCTAATTACTTCAGATAATTTAGCAGTTAATTGAATAGCGACATTTTGTTTTTTAGCATTAGATATATGTCTCCAAATTAAACCAGGTAAAGGTTTAAATTTATCGACAATAACCCAACCTTTTTGAAAATCAAATGTAAAAATATTACTTTTTTTAGACAAAACTTTATGATATTCTCCTAATCTAATAGAATATGTTTCTGCCATTATTTTTTGAATTTGTAATTGTTTTGTCATAAAAGAATTTATTTCTGCATTTTGTTTTTTTAAACCATCATTAATTTTATTGTTGTTTTCTTTATCTTTCGGATTTTTTTGATTTTCTATTTCTATAAGTTTATCTAATGTAGCTTCTAATAAAGTTAAATCTTTCAAAACCTCATTATAAGACTTTGCAACGTCCATAAATTCCATTAAATGTCTAAATTCATCAGTATCTTCAATAGTACCTAAACCTATTTCATCTATATTTCTGTCTAATTTTTCAGATATAAAATCTTTATAAAAATTCAAATCTAAATTTTCAGGAAAAGCTTTATCGAAATAAATACCATGCAACTGTTTAAAACTTTCTATAATTTTTATTTTAGCTTCAACTACAGACTTTTTTATATAAACATTTCTTGTTTCTTTTTTAATCTCATTTGATTTAATTTCTAATTGACTTACTAAAGATGAACTAAGAGACTGAAATTTACCATGTTTAATTTTCTCTAAAGCTTTATTAAAAACATTTAAAGGTGTGTTGATAGGTGCTGATTTTAATAAAAAATAAGCATCAATAGAATCAATTGTAGGCTCTCCGTTAGAGTCCTTTTCAAATTGATCCCATTTACTAAATATTTCATCACCGTATACATTGGTGTAAATTTGTTTAGCTTTTGCTTCCCCATACTTAGAAAGCAAATTCCTAAACAGTTTTGAATTAGATAAAGAAGAACAATTCATTTAACAAATGTTAATACCTAAAGCTTTTAATCTGGCAATGCCTGTTAAATCTACTTGATTACTAGTCTTAATGTTATCTGCAAGAAAAGTAGAATTAAATTCTTCAACAAACAACTGTGCTAAATTTATATCATTAGTTTTATTAAAAATAAATCTTTTTAACACATCACTTATTTCCTTAATTATTCTATGGAAATAAGTTTCATCTTTGGTTATATTGACATCGTTCATAAGACTTCTAAAAGAATTATATCTAAAAAATGCAGCTGTAAATTCAGCAACACCTACTTCCGGACTTTTAGCAAAAGATTGGGCTAAATAATCCAACACATGCTGCTGTTCTTGTGTAATTCTTAAACCTTTTTTCTTTCTTTCTTCCAAATCTTTAATTAAAAAGTTATAAATGCTTTGGAATTTTTGAACTGTAGCCTTGTTATTAACTATATTATCTATTGTAACAGCATGAAAAACTTCTTCAAATAAAATATCATTAAATATTTCAGCACTTATATTCCCTTTAACTGTTATCGTATTACTATTTCTATCAAAAAATCCAGGAGAACTATTAGGTAAAGTGTCATCAATTACAAGATTTATAGATCTTAAATCAATGCCTGCAAATTTTGCTAACTCTAATATTAAATTTTTCTTATAAGACGGCAGTTTGTCTAAATAATCAATTATATTAGGATTAGCTATTTCTTTAGTTTTTTCAACTTCTTTTATTAAAGTTAAAGTAGGCGTTTTAGATTCAAATATCTCTTTAAATTTATCTACAAAAGTTTTAAAAAATGGAGAGTTAAAATCTAAAAAATCAGAATAACTTTTATTTTTTATATATACTAAATAATCAGAAGGAATGTAAGGAAATAAAGTTTTATTTCCAAAACTTGTAGCATTTGTCATTAATGTGCTTTTTATCAAAAGTATAGCAAATTGATTATCTAACACATCGTTAGACATTAATAAACTATACCAATCATTAACTATTTGATTTTTATCAGGTTTTACCAAATTATTTATACCATAATAGCCTTCGTCATAAAGTTCTAAACTAATTAAAAGTTTATTATTAGGGTGTCTTTTTCTAACGTAAGGTAATAGTTCGTTTAATTTATCAGTTATAATCTTTAAATTTTTAAATTCGCCAACAACCGCTTCTGAATAAACATATCCATTTAATACATTAAAGAAATATACTAACGACTTTTTAAAAGAACCTAAAGATTTAAATGCAGATTCTAAGTTACTTAACAAATTATCTCGATATAAAGGTATTATATTTCTTAAAACCTTAGATGGTAAATTTAATACAATATCGTTCATTACTTCATATATAGTTTTATTATCATTTGTATTATCTATTAAATACTCAATGTTTCCAAAAGGACTTTGACCAGCTTTACTTAAATTTCTTATTTTAGCTAAATCTTGTTTTTGTCTTATGTTGTCTATTACAAATGCTCCTGCTTTTTTAGCTTGAGGTCTTATAACACTTTGAGTACCTCGATAAGCATCTGCAAGTTTAACTATAGCTGCAAAATTTGCTAAATCTAATTTATATTTAGTTCCAATAACTTTTCCTTCAGCATTTAATATATTTTCTTCTTTAATTATAGCGTTAGTATTAGGTATTACATTTTCAGTTTGCATCATTTCTTCAACAGCCATATTCATGTCTTGAAGTTTTTCATATTTTTCAATATATCTATTTATTAAAGCTTGATTATCTGTAAATGTAGAAACAATGTCTTTTTCTGAAAAACCAAGAGCTGCTAATAAATTACAAATATATTGAGTTGCATCTTTAATTAAAAGAGTGTTTAGTTTAGGGTCTTTAATATTATCAAGCGCAAGGTTTTGGAGTTGAGACAAAACGTCAATTCTTTTAGATGTTCCGTCAATTGTTTTTTCACCAAAAAATTCTGCAAATAATAAATTTTGACCATTTGCTTTTTTAATTACAACATGGTGTTTAGGTTTAAGATATACTTTTGCTTCTTGAAATTTAACAAAGCCTGTTACACCTAATGAAAACGCACCCACCGCTGTTTTACCAGCTTTAGCATCTTCATAAAGTCCCATTTGATAATCAAGACCAGCTGGGTCAAGAGATGCCGGTTTAGCTTTATCTAATTCAGTTGCTAATTCTGCAAATTTACCACCCCCAATTGCATAAAACATTTCATGATATCTATTTGGATCTTTTATCAATTTTAATTTAGTTCTTATAAGTCTATTAGATAAAGAATTATTTTTAGAAGGGTCTACTTTATAATAATAATGTTTATCAATATCGAAGTCAGCTCCCATCGATACCAAGACAGTTGGGTCACAAATAATCATGTTACCCATTATAGGTGATAAATAACCTACTATAGTTTGAGGTCTTGCTGACTGAAGTCCTGATGTAGGCAATCTAAACCCTAATATTTCTTTAGGTAAAAACTTATTATATTTTTCAGGATTTTCTAAATATTTTTCAAAACCTTTTATTTTTGCAGAATTATCTGAACTTGGTTTAAAGCGTTTAGTTTTTTCATCATATGCGTAATCCCAAGGTATAATTGTCTCATTTACACCTAATTGTTTTTTATTTTTATCAAACATATATATTCCGTTTTTATTTTGTAAATCATCTATTCTATCTAAATAATCATCAGACAACAAAACAGCAGCGTTACCTGGTAATTTTAAATCAATTGTTTTTGAAAATAAAGCTAAAATTTTAGATTCAAAAATTTTCCAAGAATTAGATTCAAATAAACTTTGACCTAATTCAAGTTCTCTTAAAGCGTTTATATCATTTAAATCTTTCTTTAAAATATCTCTTAATTTTTTATCTAAATTTTCAATAAGCTGATTAAAATCTTCAGAATCTTCAGCTAAATTTTCTATGTTTTCTACACCTAATTCTTTTTTTAGCACAGCTTCATTTTTTAAAACTATTTCTTTAATTAAATTAAAATATTGTTCTTTTTTAGATTTAAGTTTTTCATTATTAAAGTTTTGTAAAATAAGAATCATTAGCTGTGTACCAGCTGTAATTTTAGTTTTACTGTTTTGTGAAATCTCTAATTGATTAAAAAAATACTGTCTTTGTAAAACATCTACATTTTCAGCAACTATTTTTTCAGCAGATTTTTTAATAAAATTATCAATAGATATTTTTTTATCTAAAGTGGCTTTTTTACCACTACTCATGACAACCCTTACGGACTTAACTTCTTGAAAAGATTTATATAAAAATTCAGCATTAGGTTTTCCGTTTTTGCCAATTTCTCCATTAGCGTATTCTAATACAAGATCTAATAAAGATTTATCAGAAGACACTTGTATTTGATTAATTTCAATTTCGCTTATTTTATCTAATAAAGGCGATTTACCAAAAATATAAGATAAAGGATAAGCAGACGTTTTAACATAATGAAATTTTGAATCAGAGCTTGAATAACCAGCATACACCGGTTTATAAGCTTGAAAAACAAAATTTACATTATTTAATAATTTTTGAGCTATTTCTTTTTTACCATGCTTAAATAATATATCAGCACATATAATGTCTAAAAATTCGGTTTTAGATATTTTACCTTCTGCTAAATATATTTTAGCAAATTCAAGTAAACTAACATATTCTTGAGCGTCTGCTTTTGCTATTTTAGAATATGCTTTAATATTGTCTTTTCTACCCTCTGCTTCTAATCTTTCTTTTACAGTTTCTTTTCCACCTTCGTCTGTGCTATCTTTTGGAATTTCAATAGGATTTTTATCTAAATCAAATCTTTCATCTATTGGTTCTTCAAGAACAATAGAATAAAATTCAGGATTTTCATAATTACCAATAGTACCGGGTGCCACTAAAGCAGCATTTCTTTTATTAACTTCTTTCCAAACATTTTCAACAGACTTTAAAAAATCATTTATTTTATTAGTGTCAAATTCGCTTGTAAATAAAGTAAATAAATTGTCAAATTTTAACTTATTATGAAAAGTTGCAGGGTCTGAAGTAAGCTGTCTAAACTTAGTGTGAAGATATATAAATTTTCTATTAGTTACATCAGTGTAACCAATGGATTTAAAAATAGCATCAAAATCAGCAGGATTTATCCCGGTTTTTTGAAAATTAACAGTTCCATTTTCAAAAGTTATCGAACCATCTCTAATTTTCCCCAACAAGGGTGTTGCTTTCTTATATTCTTCTGAAACGTTTGTAGAAACAACACCATTATTTATAGACGGTAATAATAATTTACCATTTGCATCAACTCTAACTATATTTAAAATAGGCATCATATAAAAGATTCTTTCTGAATCTTTTAATGTAAAATCAGAGATTCTGGCTATTTCTGGCCCAACAATTTCATTCAAAAATGTTTCATAATATTTTTGAGAGTTCATTTTTCTATTAAATTCGTTCACCTCTTCTGCTTTTAATTTTAAAATAGGTGCCGAAGGTTTATCTGATAAAGCAGGAGGTAAAAAATAAACCTCTTGTCTTGAATCTAATAATCGTCTTGTTAAATCTCTTCTTTGCTCTTTACTTAATTCTGTAAATTTATAAACTCGACCGTCAATAGATATAGATGATAAATTTCTATTATCTATATCAAATATACCTAAACTTTCTACAACAGGTGCTCTAAATGGATTTTTTAATAATTCTTCTACAAAACTATTAAATGAATTTTTTAATTTAGAAAATATTTCAGATATAAATGTTTTTCTTGAAATATTTTGATATTGTTTTTGATGTATCCTAGTTGATTGATTTAAAGGAAATAATCCTAATTTAGAAGCTTCATTTAATAACTCAAAATAATTTGGATCTTTAAGTAAAGCTAAATCAGTTAAGCTTAAACTAGGATTTTTAACTCTAAAATTACTTAATTTAACTTCAAAACTTAATAATAAATTATTAAGATTTATATTTTTTTCTGCAAGCTTTCTTTGCAATACTTCAAATTGGTCATCTGTTAAAACAACACCAAATATATTTCTTATATTTAATTTTTGTCCATTTTTAGTAGCTCTTACAAAAGCATTAATAAAAGCATTTCTATAATTAATAAAAGTATTATATTTGTTTTCATCATTAAAATATAAAGTGTTTTCTTCTTTAATTGAAACACTACAATGAAATACTTTTGAATGACTAAATATTTTAATTAAATCATTAGTATAAACATTGTCTTTGTCTTTTTCTACAAAGTATTTAAGAGCAGCTGCCTCAACACTACCATATTGACTAACTAAATCTTCAAGCTGAATTAATAATTCATCTTTAGTTTTAGGGCTATTTAAATGAGTTGCTAAATAAACTAAAGCATTTTTATCATCTAAAAATAGCTCTAATCCATTTTCTGAAAGAACACCTGTAGTTGCATAATATCGACCATCTTCATATTCAATATTAAAAACAGGTAATCTTTTAAATAAATTTCTTGTTCTTTTGCTTAAAGATTCAATAAAATCTTTTACAAAATTAACATCTTCTCCAAAAACTTCAGAAGGTTTGGAGTTTTCTCCATCGACCACATCTATTTCTAATTCTTCTGATTTTTCTTCTTGTGTTTCTGTAGTCAATCCTTCTAATGTTTCTATTTCTTCTAAAGCTTTTTGATCTTCTTTTGCTTGTTCTAAAGCTTTTAATTTATTTTTAAATAATTCATTATCTTTAATTATATTTAACTGAGCTTGTTTTGCAATAGCTTTTAGATTGTTTTCTTCAAGAATTGCTTTAAGTTTTATAATATCTAATTCATCAATTTCATCTCTTTCTTCTAATTCTTCTAATTCTCTTAATTTATTTTCGATATTTGTTTTTACATATTCAATAGGATTTTTTATATTTTTATCTACTGCTAAAATTAAAAATGAAGCAAAAAAATTAGAAGCTTGTTTAAATAGTTCATAATCCAATATATTTGCGTTATCTAAAGAATAACCAATGGTATATTCTTTAAATCCTTGTTCAATAAAATTTTCAAGTTCGGGTGTTATAGGTTGTTCTTGAAAATTACTTATAATGGGTGCAGAACCTAAAGCAGAAGAATTATCTATAACCGCTTTTCCTTTTCCTTTTCTTTTTCTTTTTTGTTTAATTTCTGGTTCATTTTCATTTTCGTTTTCATTTTCGTTTTGATTTTCATTTTCGTTTTGATTTTCGTTTTGATTTTCGTTTTGATTTTCGTTTTGATTTTGATTTTGATTTTGATTTTGATTTTCTTGTATCAATTGATCTATTTTATTTTTAATAAAATTTTCTATTTCAACAATATCTTTTTTATTATTAATATCTTTAGATGCAACTAAAGAAATAGATTCAATTGAGTTTTCTTTTTCAATATAAATATTTTTATTATCCCGTAAAGTATATTTATATCCGTTGTAATTATTTTCAATTAAAATATTACTTGATAAATTATTAGTATTGTTGTTAGCAGTTGTATTAACAGCTACATTAGCGGTATTATTATTATTAGTAGATGTATTATTAGTATTATCATCTAATTCTTCAGATTCATTATATTTAGATTCTGGGTCAAATTCTTCTAATAATCTTAATGAAATATCGGGATTAAATTTAGATAAAGTGATTAATTTTTTTTGATCCCCTAATGTTTCAATTAAAGAATATGTTAATTTACTAGAATAAGCACCTGCAATTTCCAAATATTCTTTTAAATTTTTAGCATTTTCTTGATTATATGTATTTCCTTTTTGTAAAACTTGTTGAAAATTAGTTTCATTTAAGTTAAAATATATAGAATTATTAAGAGATGTAAATAAAGCAGCGACTAATAATTTTTTTGTTTCGTTGTTTGAATTTTCTTCAGGATAATTTTCTTTAACATATTCATCTATAAAACCCCTAAGACCTTCTGCTTCTTCAAAAGTTTTTTCAGCATATTCTACTATTAAAATATATTTTTCTCCATCTTTAATCGATACATTGTTTAAAAAATATTGTAAATGATTTAAAGAATCATCTTTATTTTTAAATTTAAAAATTGAACCTAATGATTCTTTTAAATCTTCATAAGTAAATACATTGTTTTCATTATCAACTTTAATTGTTAGTTTTCCATCTTCCCATTTTGTTTTAAAATTAAATTTTTTATCGCTATTTATAAGTTTATCTACAAATTTTATAAAAGGAGATTCTAAATTATTTAAAGGATTATATAATAAAGAATTAAATATATCGTTATTTTGAGCATAAAAATATAATATGTCATAAATTGGTTTACCATCTTTACTTTCACTTACTTTAATAGGTACTAAAACACCTCTTTTATTATGTGAATATTTTATAATTTGATCTATTAAAGAACCTTGATATCCTAATTTTTCTAAATATTCTACTGTTAATTTAGTATTTGGCGTAACAGAAATAGCCAAATTAAAAAGAATGTTGGTTCCACTAATTTTAATATTTTTAAGTTGTTCAATATTCTGATTTTTTTCTATAAAATTCAAACCTAAACTATATGCCGCATCATATCTAAAATCAAAAATAATTCTAGGTTTACCGTTATCAAATTTAATTGAAAATTTACCTCTGTTTTCTCTAAGTTTAATTATTTTTTCTATTTCGTTTTTGTCTAAACTAATACCTAAAGTTGCCAAAAGATTCAAACTATTTTTTACAATTTTTGAATACTCTTCGCTAAAATTAGGATTATTTAATGTTTTAACTATAGTTCTTAAATCTTCAAGTTGACCTTCATCTAAAGCTACATTAAATGCTGCAATATCTCTGCTATCTTCTACTAAATAACCAGAGTTTTTCTTAGTTAAAGCAACTTTAAGTTTATCTCCTGGTTTTAATCCTTTGTTTTTAAGATGTTTTAATAAAATTTCAGAATTAATTTTATCTTGTTGAATAGTTCTTTCTTGATTTTCATTTTCGCCAGGTAATGGTAAATGACCTATTTTTACACCTTCTTCATCTACAAAAAATAAATAATCTTTTCCTTTTTCATTTACATATGTTAAATAACAAATAATTTGACCATTACTATGTAGTCTCAATACTTTTAATAAATTATTCATTTTTTTAAATAAATAATTTCCACTTTTTAGTAAAGCTTTATTTAAAGAAACATTATTTATAACTTGATTTTCGTTTGTAGAAACAACTATTTTAACACCTTGTGCTTCTTCAACATCAGATGGAATTGGCTCTAAATGCAATAAATCTTTGGGTTTGTTAGGATCTTTACTTTTATTAGCATCTAAATTTTCAGAAGCTTCTACGACAGGAACATAAGCGCGAGCATATTTTTCACCAAATTCATTAAAAAATAAATCAAGTGCTGTTTCTTCAGCTAATTCAGATAATGATTTTTTTAATTTTTTAGATTTTTTAGATTTATTTTTAGGTTTTGATTCGCTGTTTTCATTAAATTCATTATTTTCATTATTTTCATTAGATTCATTATTTTGATTGTTTTGATTGTTTTGATTAGACTCTTCAGAATCATCTACAGTTTCTTCATTTTCTGATTGCTGTTCTTCATTTATGTTTTCAGCTTTTTTGTTTTTTCTTTTATTTCTTTTTCTATTTTTTTTGTTTTCTTCTACCGCATCATTAACTTGTTCTTTAGAATTTTTTAATTTTTCTTTTAACTCGTTTATTTGAGCTTCTAATTCATCGATTTCTTCTGCTAAATTATTTAATTGATTTGATTGATCATTATAATTAGGGTTGTTTGTTGAACCAGCATCTAATAAAATATTTAATTCGTCATGCTTTATTTGTTTTTGCTTTTTTAATTTTTCTAAATCATTTATTTGTTGTTGAATAGATATTGGTTCTTGAGCTTTTTCAACAATTTCTTCATTAGATTCAGCTTTATCTATATCTTCTTCTTTAATTCCATTTTTATTTAAAACCTCATCTGCTTGTTCTTTTTTAGATTTGTTAAATTTATCTTTGTATTTTGCTGAAAATTCATCAATTTGTTGTTTAAAAAAGTTTTTTCTATCTTGCTCTTTTACTTTTCCTTCTGCTGTTTTTCTTCTAAACCAGTTTTTGAAATTACCAATCCAACCTTCTTCCCCATATAAATTTTTAAGTCGATTGCTTAAATTTTCTCTTGCTTTTTTAATTTGAGTATATTTATAATGAGCATTTTTTAATTCTTCAAAATTGTCTAAATTAGGTACATTATCTATAATCGGATCGTCTAAATCTGAAATATCTGCTATAATTTCAGCTTTTTCATCATTAGTACCAACTATTTTTGATGAAGCTTTTTTAACAGCTTCTTGATATTCTTGTTTTGCTTCTTTAAAATCTCTTTCAATAAGATCTCTTCTTATATTATCTTGAGCATACATTAATCTAGCTTTTCTTGTTTCTTCTTCATTTAAATCTTTACTTTTGTCTCCAAATTTTTGATGAGCCGTAGCATAATAATTTTCAAAGTTTTCAAAATCTCTAATTAATCTTTCAGAAGATTCTTCTAAAATAGGTTTGTTTTCTTCTTTTGCATTATTTGATAATTCACTTAATTGATATTCTAAAAGATCAAGAGCTTGTCTATCTGAATATTGTTCGTATAAACTTGAATAAATTTCAGATTTTATTTTATATAAAGATTCAAAATCATTATTGTCAATAGCTTCTTTTGCTTGAGCAAAGAAAATATCATGTTCAATTTGTGATTGTATATATTTTTTAGCAGTTTCTGGAATTACATCAGATTCCCATATATTTTCAATCATTCCCATTAAAACTACATTTCTTTCTAATTTTTCTTTTTGAGATAAATTTTTAATAAAATCTGTTTTTAATCCTTCAATTAAATCATAATCTTTTTTAGTTTTTATTCTATCTGATACACCAGCTATTGCAGATGTAATTGAAGAACCCAATAAACCTTGAAGACCTGCTTCTAAAACTTCAGGATCAGTTGCATAATATAAAGGGGAAAAAATACCATGAGCGTATTGATTTTTTCCTGCTTTTTGAATCATTTGCACTAAGCTTTCTTCAAAACTTTCTTTTAAACTTTCACCTACAAAAGTATTTAATCCTGAAAATGTAGAAGGTTTTAAAACTTTTTGAGATGCCCAATCAACACCATATTTTGCGCCTAATCTTGCGCCAGCTTTAGCATCACCTAAAAGAGAAAATAAATTATAATTTAATGCAGTGGTAACAGCAGAAGTTGAAGAGTAAACTAAAGATGCGTTTTTTGCTGCAATTTGTTTGATTTCTTCATCATTATATTTACCTTCTGCTGTTAATTTTTCTACAATATTATTATATACTTCTGATGCTGAAGATCTTGCTTCTAAGCTTGCAGCAACCATCGACCCGCTTAAAATATCTTTATTTAAATGAGCTTCTTTAATAGCATGTGCAGCATTTGTTTGAACTTTACCTATTTTACCGCCAACATTTAAATTGCCTAATCTAGTAATTTTATTTGCTACATCTAATGCTCCAAAAGTAAAAGGATCTTGTACATAATTAGATACACCTTTTGTAGCTTTATTTATTCGACCCATTGCAAGACCCGATGCAACACCGCCAATAGAACTTGTACCAGCAGAATGAATAGCTCCTGCTATATAACTTTTATCAAATAAATTACTCCATTCTATTCCTTCTTCAGTAAAAACTCTTTTGTTAGGTACTTTATAACCAGTTATTTCTTCTATATTTGCTCTTTGATCATTTAATGCTTTTGATATATTATAACCACCAATCGATAAATCATAAGGATTATAATTAGGATCTGTACTGTATTTTACATTATATTTAGAAGCAGCGTCTAAAAATGCACCTGTTAAAACACTGCCCGCAAGAACATAACCTGCTCTACCAACACCTATTTTAAAACCAGCAGCAGCTCCGGGTAAAGCTCCTACGCCACCAAAAAAAGCACCACCTACAGCACCAGCACCTGTATACGTTCCAATTGTAAGTAAAGCGTTAGATACACCAGCTCCTATATGATCTGGTGTACTTTTCAACAAATCTACAAAAAAATCATCTAATAAGCCGTCATTAATTAATTTAGGTAAATTTTTAGAAAAATCTACACCCGTTTGACCAATTACAGCAGTTGAAGCTAATCCTTCAGCTGCCATTAAAGCACTGTTTAATACAAAAGAAGAAGCATAACTAGTTATTTTATCAAATGTAGATTTTTCTTCTTGTTTAACTTTTTCTTTAACAGCATATTCACCAATTCTAGATCTATCTTCTTCTATTTCATCATAACCGCGTTTACGAGCAGCTTCAATATAAGTACCGTCAAGAAAAGATTTAAGAAGAGCGTGTTTTTCACCTAAAGAAGATGTATCTCTTTCTATTAAATGTCCCATTATTATTAATTTAAATATAAAATTAAATTAAAAATTATTAATTTGTATCTTCAAAATTTGTTACTAAATTTTTTAAAGCTTCTATTCTTTGTTTTTTATTATATGTTAATAATAAACTTTTAATAAAATTTGAAGTTTGTTCATCGCCTATAATTTCAGCAAGTCTTTCTTTTATACCAATTTCAGTATCTTGAAGAGGAAATAAAAAATCAATTTCGGAAGCTGATTTAATACCCCCTTTAGAATTAGTGTTAACAATTCCTCCAAAACCTATTATAAAATTATTAGTAACAGGATTGTATCTTATTATAAAATTTTTATTTTTTACCGTGTTTTGACGAGAAGTAACATTTCCATCAAATTCATAAGAAAAAGATCTATATATTTCTTTTTCTTTATCAGTAATTTTATTTTGTGCTTGTTTATTTTCTAAATATGCTTTAGTTTTTTCAAGTAAAGCAGCAACAAGATTTTTATTATTGCTATTATCTGTAGATAAAATATAAAAATTAGTGAGTTTATTTAAATGTTTAGCCGCTTTCATATAATATATATCTAAAGCAGTTCCTATTTTTTGATCTTTTTCATCAAATCCTTTTATCATTAATTTATGTAAGTTTGCTTTATCAGTTGAATTAAGTGTTTTAACTTGATCCAATATTGGTAATTTTTCTAATCCTTGCGGTATTGTTTGATTTGCTAAAAAAGCTCTAACAGCTTCAAAATCATTTTTATTGTTGATTACAATATTTTTATATTTTGTTTTTATTTTTTCTTTTAAATTTTTAAAATCTTCACTATTAAAAAATTCATTTTTAGCAAAATCTCTAACATGTTCATATAATTCGCGCGGTATAGCACCTTCATCATACCAAATTTTATTATTGTATATACCAAAAGTATTAGCATCTATACCATATATATAGTTTTCTTGTTTTTTCTTTTTATCTCCCGAACCACCGCTTTGTTTTGGCCCTTTCATATAAGATTGAGTTACGCTAACCGATTTATTATCGTAAGCTTCTAAACCAGCATATGTTTCAATTAAAGATACCAAATAATTATTAGAGTATTTTTTTAATTCCTTTTCAGCTTCGACTTTTTCTTCTTCATTTTCTGAAAAAAGTTGTAAATATTTAGAAGGATCGTTTTTAAAAAACTCATATTTTGATTTTAAATCAACGGTATCGTAAAATTGACGATAAATAGATTTAGCTCCATTACTATTTAAAAAAGAACCGAATTTTTCAGCAAGATATTTTTTAGACTCTGGTAAAGTCATTCCACTAATAGCTGTTTTTGTTGATTTTAATAAATTTAAATTTTCTATAAAACCTAAACCAGACTGAAAAATTTGTTCATTTCTTATTGGTTTATCATTTACAATTTTTTTAAATTCTTCAACAGGATTTACAGTGTTTCTAAAAAGACTATCTAATGCTACACCATTATCTACTAATAAATCTAAAGAACCTTCTAAAGATTTAATAGGATTATATCCTTCTTCTATTCTTTTTTTTACTTTTTCAGCAATAGCAGGATTTGTTAAAATATCCATTATTATTTCAGGAGATTGAGAAAACCTATCTTGCAATTTAGAATTTTTAATAGCATCTTCTACATTTTTAACCTTACCTTCTAATTGACCCGCCTGACCAGCCAAACTTTGCATTTTGGCTACAGAAGTTTGAACTTGTAAAGGGGTTAATTCGCTTTTACTAACTTTATCTATAAGTTCATTTTGAGCCGTGTATAAAGTGTTTAATAAATTATTTCTTTGATTTAATAAACTAGAATTATCAGTTAAAAGATTAACTCCTTCAATACTTAAAGTTGGTGTTTCTGTAAATTTATATCCACCTAAAACATTACCAAGCTCTTTTAGCATTTTTACATTTTCTTTATCATTTTCTTCTTTAGCTTTATTTTGAGAAGCATAAACCTTACTTAATGTGCTATATACATATTGTCCTATATCTAATGGTACAATTTCGGGTTGTTCTTGATCTAATATAGTCCCCTCATTTAATTTAGGGGATTGTCTGTTGGTTCTCATAAAAAAATAGGAGTTTATTAACCCCTATTCTACGATTATTTAATACGCCTGGTTCCTTTTCGTAGTTTGTTTATTTGTAGCTTACCTAAATTATTCAATGCTTTATTAGGATCTATATTACCTGAATATTGCAATCCGCCTAAAAGAAGACCTAAATTATTAGCATTTTCAGCAGGAGGCATTAAAGGAGAAGGACGATAATCAGGATTAAATGGTGAAGGGGTGTAGTTTTCGTCATTATTATTAACACCTGTTCCTGTAGTAGATTCACCCGCTGTTTGTGTTTGTGTACCTGGTGTTTGAGTTCCCGGTTGACTTGTAGCCCCTGTGTATTTATCAAATTCTGCACCACCGCCTTTCATTTGTCTTTCTAATAAAGCTCTGTTTAAAGCATCTCTTTGTGCTCTATATTTATTTATATTGTCTAATTGAGCTTGTTGATAATTTTTATATTCATTTTTATCTGCAATATATTGAGCATCTGTTTGCATTGCTTCAAAGTTTTTGTTAGTAGCATTAAATCTATTCATCGCATTAGTATTTCTAACATCAACTATTTCTGACAAATTCTTTTCATTTGCAGTATTAGCCAATTGATTGTTATATTGATTTTCTTGGTTTCTTATTTGAATATTTTGCAAATCTGTTTGATAAGCTCTTTGATTTTCTTCAGAATTAATTTGTCTGTTTTGATTAAACGATTGAGCACTTGCATTACCTAAATTAGATAAAGCAGAACCTGCACCTAAATTTCTAATTTGACCAGACATAATTTGTCTTTGTCTTTCAGCTTCCATTCTATTTTGGTCAGATAAATCTCTATATTGATTTTCTTTTAAATTTAAATATTGAGGATTAAAAACAGCAGCATCAGCATCGGGAGGTAATAAATTATATTTTCCCCTTTGGAATTGACCGGGTTTCATTGCGTTTAATGCAGCATCGTCTAAGTCTTTATCTCTTTTAGATGCTTCAGAAGCAGCAGCAGTAGGATCTTGACCATTTATGGTAATTGGGCCAATACTTGCACTACCGCCAGTTGCAGAGCCGCCAGTTGCTGTGTTATTATTAATTGTTTTTTGTTGTTGTGCAGGGCCTGAACCACCAGGTTTTGTTTCTATTTTTTCTTTTTCTTCAACTTCATCGTTAGTTTTTTCCTCATAAGTTCTTAAATTTCTACCATTTATTTCTATTTTTCTATTATATTTTCCTGCAATTTCAGCAGCTCTTTTTTTAATTTCTGGTGGAGCAGATTCCCACCAAATAACATTTGGTTTTACACCTTTTCCACTTTTTAAATCAAGCTCTAATTGTTTTAAAGCATCTTCAAAATTAATTTTGCCTTTGCCAGTTCCTTTAACCGCCACTGCGGTTTCATCATATCTTTTTTCAGTTTTTCCGGGTTTTACACGTCTTTCTTTTGTAACAACAACTTCACCACCGCCACCTCCACCACCAGCATTTATAATCATATCTCCATCTCCATCGCCTACACCTTTAGTTCCTTTTCTAAACATATTTTTTTTTTCAATTCTTTGAGTTCCGTTTCTAAGACTAAGTCTAAGCTTACCTTTAGCTATTTCTAAAGCGTTTTTTCTAGCTTGTTCTTTAAAATTTAAAGGAGAAGAAGTGTTAGATGTACTATTTTGTTTAGTTTCAGAAGTAGCACCGTTAATAATCATATCTCCTTTACCATCACCCACACTTTGTTGTTGGCCGCCGCCGGGGCCAGATTGTTGTTGTCTTACAGAAGAATTTGAAGTAGCTGTACCTCCTTCTGCTTTACCTCCTTCTACTTTCACACCACCAAAATAAACACTACCGCCAGTTGCTCTACCACCAGTGGCTGTTCCACCGCTAGCATTACCACCAGTGGCTGTTCCGCCAGTTGCTGTATATCCTTCATCAGCACCGGGTATTCTATTAAAATTCCTAAACATTCCACCACCGGATTGACTATTTTTATTAGAAGCTATATTTGGATTTTGTAATCTTTCAGGTGCTTTTTTAGATAGTTTTCTTACATTACCGTAAGTAGAGTATTCTTGATCATTTAATTGTTCAAGTTGATTTCTTTTTAAATTTCTACCCCTTGCTATTTTAAGTTCGTTTTTAGCTTTTTGAGCTTCAGTCTTAGCTTCAAATCTTTCGGTTTTAGATTCTAATCTATCTTTAATATTTTCAGTTCTTGCTTGATATTTTCCTGTTCTTTTTGTTGGAGTATGTCCGCTTTCGCCTTCTTCTCTTTCTTGTTTTACATATCTTGGAGCTTTTTGAATTTTACCTTTAACTGCATCTAATTTTTGCTTAGCTTCTTCACGTGCAACTTTTGCATCAATTCGAGCTTCATATTTTGCTGTTTTATGTTGTTGCCGAGATGTAATAGCTTGTAAAGCATCTTCTCTACGAGTGGCATTTGCACTTTCAATACCTGATCTTTTTTCAGATACACCTCTTGCTTTTTCAGCAATACGTTCGCCTTCTTTAAGTTTTAAATTAGATTCAGCTTTTTGATCTTCAACTTTTTGTTTTAATTGATCACTTTTTTGTTGATATTTTGCTTCTTGAGCTTTTTGTTGTTCATCTGCTGCATTTTTTCTTTCTAATGCTTGTGTTTCGTATTCTTGTGCTCGTTGAGCAGTCAAAGTTTCTACAGATTTTCTTCTTTGTTTTTGTTGTTCACTCAAAGATTCATTATCTTTTTCTTCATATTCAGCTTTAGTTTTATTTAAATTTGCTTTAGATTCGTTTAATTTATTTCGAGCTTCTCCTTCTTCTCTTAATTTTTTTTCTTTTAAATCTATGCGTTCTTTCTTTTTAACTAATCTTTGAGCTTTTCTAGAAGTTACTTCACCGCCTTCTTCAAATTTAGGTACAACACCCCCGTTTCTAAATATAGGAACAATGCCGCCTTGTTTATATTGTTTTGGTTTTGACATCATATGTTGTATTATTTTTATTTTATGTTTTATTGGAGCAGAATTATAATCATCTTCTGAAAAACGACCAAAAGCTTTTTCAATAACGTCTCTCTCTTTAAAATTATTACCTCTTTCAAATCTAAGTTTTTCTATTGCTTTTTCAATTCTTTTTACCGTCATATATTCGGCAAAAGCGTTATCAAAAGAACCTTTACCGTATTCGTTATCAAATTCTATAGCTTTTTCGTTAAATTTTTCTAACCTTTTATTATAGGTTTCAACATTTTCATTATCTGGAGCATTATAAAACCCTGAAAACAAATCTATAATATCAGAAGTAAACGGTGAATTTTTTTGTTGACTTAGAAAATAAAAGGTTTTAGGTTCAGGTTCAGCTTGTGTTGTAGGTGAATCGCTTTGTTGAGATGGTGTTTGTTGAACAGGCGTTTGTATAGAAGGTAAACTATCTTGTCGAATAGGAGGTTGAATAGGAGGTTGAATAGGAGGTTGAATAGGAGGTTGAATAGGAGGTTGAATAGAAAGTGTTTGAGAAGAAGCTGAACTAGAAGTATTTGGTATATTATTAGATTTTTTCTTTATTTTACCGTCTCTTATATCTCTTAACATTTCTAAAGTTATATATCCTTGTTCATTAGGTTGATATTCTTTTAAAAGTTTATCATAAGCTTCTTCAGTTTTACTTTTGTTTTTATTTCCACTTACCCAATAACCGGTTGGAGTACCAACATCATAACCTAATTCATTTAATATAGTTTGATATTCTTTAACTCTATTTAAAGTTTCTTTTGTCGGTTTGCTTGTTTGAGGATTTTTAGAATTTTGAGAATTAGATTGAGCTGAAGCAACTTGAGAATTAGATTTAGATGCATTGTTATATTTTTTAAGCATCAATTCAAATTCATCAAGAACATTAGGTTGAAAAGCAGCATATTTACTAAAACTATTATCGTATATTCCTAAATTTTCGTTTTCTTTATTTAAAGACTGAAGTTGTTCAAATTGACCAATATTAAAAGAAGGAACATTATATTCTCTTTTAAAATTATCGTATTGTTGTTTTATAGCTTTTTTTGGATCAGTTTCTGTAATTTCTTCTTTATTTTGTAAATTATCTAAATAATATTTATACTTTAAACGATCTTCTTCTTTAATTGAATCAAAATCAACTTCACCTCCATCTTTATATTTATTTAAAATTTCTGGTTTTTTGTTTTCAGGTTTAGACAAACTTGAAGGATTATTTTTTATTCTATGTTGATTTGCATTTTTTTTTGCATCTTCATAAAATTTTTTATAACTGTCAAAATCTATAAATTTTCTATACTCTTCGTAAACTTCTTCATATAATTTTTTAGAAACTTCTGAAAAATCAAGTGGTTTAGCTTTATTAGCTTCTTGTGCTAATTTATTTTTCATAAATCTATCATAATATGCTACGTTAATAATATCACTTCCGTATATTCCTTCTATTTCATTAAAAAAATCTCCAGTTATTTCATCGTAAAAATATTTATCAAATAAATCTTTGTATTTTTCACCAAAATCTTTTATAATATTTTTTCTATCTGAATATCTAGCGTAAAAAGCATTAGAATCATCAAAAGCTTTTTTCTTTTTATATGCTTCATTTAAAAATGGACTTGGTAAATAATATTCGCTAAGACGGTTTTTATTTGAAAGTTCATTTGGAAAAAGAATTGAATAACCATTTCTGTTTTCAAAATTAAATACAGGCGTATTATCTACCGCACTTTCTATAAAATTTTTAATATCTTGGTCATAAGAATTATCTAATAATTGAGAATTTGAATTATCAGATTGTTGAGAGTTATTTGAAGAAATTTTATTTGAATAAATTTGTCTTAATACTTCCAAAGGTATTTTTCCATAATTTTCTTCTTTTAACTTAGGGTAAGCATTCAAAAGTTGTTCATAAGCATCTTGAGTTTTGCTTGTTTTAGAATCTTTAGTAAACCAAGCACCATCTACAACACCTGCATTATAACCTAATTTATTTAATAAATCTTGATATTCTGCTACTCTTTCATTACCTCCTGGAACTAAGTTTCTTGTAACTTTACCGCCTTCTTCATAAATTTTAGGAAAATTTAATAAATGATCAGGCAATCTATTTTGTGGACGAGGCACTTTTAAAAGATTTAAAGGAAGTCTTAAATAAACACTAGAATTATCTGAGGGTACATTAGGTGGAATAATTGGATAATTTTTATTTCTAAAAACTTCTTGAATAAGTTCATTTTTTCTAAAATTTTTCATATCCTCATCGTAAGAATTATCTAAAACATTATCGTTTGATAAAGATTGTTCATTTTTTGAAAATATTTCTACAGGAGATAATTGTTGGTTTCTTTTTTTATAAATATCTTCTAATACTTCTAAAGGTATTTTTCCTCCATATTGTTCTGCTAAATTTGAATTATTTTCTAAAAATCTTAAATAAGCATCTTGAGTTTTGCTTGTTTTAGAATCTTTAGTAAACCAAGCACCATCTACAACACCTGCATTATAACCTAATTTATTTAATAACTGTTGATATCTTGCTACTCTATCAGTACCCCCTTTAGTTAATTTTCCTTTAACTTCACCGCCTTCCTCATATTTATTTCGAGTTAATTTATTAATAATTTTATTTAAAAAACTAACTTTTGTGTTTTGAGGATTTTGTTCTAATTCTCTACTTGCTTTTTCTGTATCTTGATTTAAAGAATCAAAAGGAATGTTATACCAAAGATTATCTATCCTTGATTGCTCTATAGCTCTTTTTTGAGCTTCTGCTTTATAATCTTTAATAACACGATTTCTATCTTTTTCAAATCGAGTGTTAGGTAAATTTCTATTTTGCATAAATATTCTCATATCTTCAAGATAAAAAGGATTTTCTCTAGTTCTATTATTTTGAGCATGATGTAATGTAAATTGATCATATGCGGCTTCTGTTTTAGGCCCCCAAATACCATCAATTTCATCATTATATAACCCTAATTGAGATAAATATTTTTGATATTCCTTAACTCTTTCGTTATTACCCCTTACTTGACCGCCTGTTTTATAAGCTTTATTTTTTGTAAAATATTCATCTACAAATTGCTCTATAACACCACCATGATGCATCATTGGCATACCGCCACCAGCACCACCTAACATATTTAACATACCCATCATGTTTCCCATGTTTGATCCACCAGTAGCGTTTCCTTGAGGTTGTTGACTTTGTTCAACAGCTGTTTGCATGTTCATAACACCGCCAAGATTAGACATTCCCGCTTGTCCGGCTGCAAAAGCATTATTCATGGCTCGATTTGTATTACCTTGACCTAAATTATTCGCCATGTTGAATAATTGAGGTATTTGAGAAAAATTAATCATTTCGTTTTTTTTACTTGAATTAGAACTAGGTAAAGTGTCTTTTAAAATTTCAAATTTTTCTAAATCGAAAACTTTAAGAGTTTTTGGATCTACAGTTGTTGCTACAATATCTTTTAATTTAGCAGGAAAAACAATATCTCCGACTTGTGCTACAAAAGGTTCACCCCCTTCTTCATGAGTATAACCCCCTGTAAAGTCAGCTATTAATCTATAAGTGTTTCCTTCTGGTCTAAAAATATATTCGTTTCTTTCAACTTCAATTAATCTATTTTCATCGTTTTCTAAACCATCTTCTGCTATAACAGTATTATCTCTATTTCTCATCATATCTTTAACTTGAGTGGCTTCTTTACCACCATATAAATAATTCAATCTATCTATATTTTCATTATCAAATTCTGCAATATCTGCTTTTGATTGAATTTTATTTTTTTCTTGATTTCCTCTAATTAATCCTGAAATAGATCCTCCAATAGCACCTACCCCAGCACCAATCATTTGACCCATAGGTCCTCCAGCAATCATTCCTATTTTACCCCCTATTGCTTCTCCAGCAGCCGCATCGTTAGTTACAAAATTGTCTACAACTTGGGGACTGGGGCCAGGCGGAACCGTTAGCTTTTGATACATCTTATAATCATCTTAAATTACGTCTAAAAATATTAATTGTATTTATTAAAGTAAACTTATGGTCTTTATTTCTTTCGTTGTTAAATATCAATTTTTCTATTAAATATTTTCCTTTAAATCTTGCAGGTATTCGTTGATAATCTGGTAAATTATTTAATAAATTATATATTGTTTCAGAATATTTCACGTTATTTAATATATCAAATATATTTAAATTATTATCTGAAGTTGCTGAAAAAGGTATTTTTATTTGATATTGAGAATTTGTATAATTAACATTATATTCAAATATATTATATTGCGGCTGAGATTTATCTACAACTTTTAAATCAACTATGCCGGAATATTGTTTTTCGTTAAAACATTCAAGTTTATAGAAAAAATTTAAAAATTTAACCAATTGATCTGAATTTCTAAATTCACAATTTACAATTATATTATCAAAAGTTTTACTTAAAGCAGGATCACCATTCGATACATATGTTATATACGAGTCATAAAAATTATTTATATAATACCCCATGCGTTTTCTATCTGTTTCATATAAAACACCATCTCTTGTTATATAAAATTTATTATTTAAAAAATAAGAAAGAGCTGGTGTATAATCATGAAAACTAGTCCATGTTTTTGTAAATAATGAATATGAAATAGTTTCATCTTTTATTTTAAATATAATTCGTCTATTTGAGGGATCATATAAAGATAAAATACCATTGTTTATTTGTGTTTTATTTTCTATTTTATCTTTTAATAAATTTTGAAAATAATTAAATAATCCTTGCTCTGAAATTTCTTCAGGTGCATTACCATTAAAATAAAAAATCTTTTGCTGTAAATTGTCTACAAAAAAAACACCAAAAGGTGTGTTTAACACACTTCTGTCGTGAAGTGTTCCGCAATAACCTCCTTTTATATTATATATTTGATTCGGAGGCAATGCTAAAACACCACCAGTGCCTAAAATAAGCTCATTGGTTGTGCTTGGAACAATCGCCTTATCGTTGACAAAGGTTCTCCATAAAGACCGCTCTGTGTGGCAATAAAGTGTATTATTAAAATCAAATAAACTTGTTATTTGTCCTTTGTCTTTTGGAATTTCTTGAAAATTATTTGGTAAAAAATATTTGTATTTATCTGATTGTTCTTGTTCAATTGAATTTAAAGAATACACAATCCTGTTAGGAAATTCGACAATGTCGATTAAACCAAAAGGTTTTAATATAAATTTTTTAATTTCATTTTCTTTAGAGTATTGTATATTGTAACCAGAAGAATTACCCATTTCGGATTCATAATCTAAACAAGCAACTATATCATTTTTTGGATAATAAGGTACACCTGATTTAATTACATTTCCGTCGTTATCTCTTTCTACAGGTCGATGTCGATATGCGCAATTTATATCTGATTCTACCGGTAAATAATGAAGCATTCTAAGTTCAGCACCGTTTTTATTAAATAATCTAAACCAACCACCATTCATTTCGCCTGAAATTAACGGATCGTCTCCATAAGGCATTTTATAATCTTCGCCGCTCCATGCTACATAAGAGTTTCTATAATTAATTCTAATTGAATTTCTATATGAAAACATAGAAATAAAAGTATCTCCATTATAACACAACAAACTATTTTTAATTTTTCTTAATCTTGTATTTATAGGAGTGTTTGTATAAAAAGTATCTACTAAAATATATTCATTAGCATCTAATTCGCCATATTGACTTTTGTTTTCAGATTCTATCGAATATAAATATCTATAAGCATTTAATCCTGAATCTTTTTTAGCAATGGTTTCATTAGAAGGAATAGATGTATTAGTATCTAAATAATATAATGCATTTGCACCTGCAAGTTTATTTTTATCATTGTTTATTTCAAAATTAGTAAAACAATCGTCAGGCCAAGTTTCTGCACCATCATTATTATGATAAGTTACACCTATTGAAGCTAAAATACCCCCTTCATATTCACTTTTATATAAATCTTTATCTAATTCCATGACAACTGACGATTCAGTGTCATACATATTTAAAGGATATTTACCTTTTATAATAGTGTTTAAGTTAGTAAATGTTTCAGGCCCTCTTATTTCACCATTAGATTGAGCATATTGATAAGAAGAAATAATATTTGTTTTATTTATAAATTTTGAATAAAATTTAATAGGATTTAACCATTGACCAAACATATGAAAATACGGAGACCTTGGCGTTAAACTTAAAGGAAATTTAACGTCATCAGAATAATTACCTCTACTTAAATCATAAGCTGTTAATTTAAAATTAGGTGGTAAATCACCCGATGTTCCTGCATCAGCAGATGTAATGGTTCTTTTTTCATCAAATACTTCAGAAACAAAAGACGATAAATCAGCCACCGGTTTTAATCTACAACCATTTGGTATTTGAAAGTTTTTTTCTAAAAATACAGTTTCAGGGCTATAAAAAAATATAGAAGACCTGGCTATTGGATCAATTGATTCAAACACAAAAGTCCCCACAGGTTCTTTTTGAGGAAATATTCCGTTATATTTTATTAAATCGTTAGGGTGACCGGGAAAATAAGTGTCATTTGAACCTGTGCCAATTTTAAAATATACTCGAGTCCCTATTTGACCTGAGATAAAATTATATCTTATTTGACCATTAATAAAAAATACAGCATTATAATCAACTATTAAAGTTTTACCAAAAAAAGGATTTTGTATTAAACTTGCTTTGTAATCTGTAACATCTTTGTCTCTATTTGAAACTCTTTTTTCTTTATCTTCTGTAGTTTTAAAAGATTCAAAATCACTATCGTCAGATCTAAAAACATTTGGTATAACCCCATCTTGCAACAACATATCGTTAGCAAAACCTTGTGAATACACACTTTTATGACTAAATGTGTTTCTTTGTTGTCTTACTAAAGATATAGATTCAATTTGATCTTTAATTGAAGGATATTGGTCTAATATATCTTCTAAGTTTTTAATAACAATACCTATTGGTCTTGCTTTAATAGGTTCTATATCAAAAGGGTTTAGACTTCTAGTAAAAAAAGGTAATTGCTCATTGTCAGGAATAGTCCAATGCCTAATACCTTGGCCATATAAATCAGCACCTGTGAATTTATCAAAATAATAATCTTTTTCATTATATTTTACTGAAGAAATATAAGTGTTTAAAGGCCCTGTTTGAACATCTAAAGAATCATTAAATGAAAAATTTCTTATTATAAAACCAGCGTCTGATATATCGCTAAAAGGCTGATTAATAGATTCTCCCGGTCTTACGTCAGCAGGTATATGATGAACAAAAGTTTCTTCTCCTGTTTTTAGTTTAGCTACAATACCGAAGCTATATGTTTCTCCTCTTCTATATCCTTTTTTAAAATAAGTGTAATTTTCAAATTTATATAAAGGTTTTGCTTTAGTATTTAATGAAATTAAAGCTTCTTTTTCATAAAGCCATTCTAATTCTAATCTATTAGCTATTAATTGCAAATCTACTTGTGATTTCTTTTTTAAATTAGCTAAAAACAATATGTTGTCTTTTTGAATTATATGAGCAGCACTTGAATAAATTGTTCTTATATCTGCAATTTGTTCAACTGTTAATTTCTCATCTTTTAATAATCCATCGAAAGTAACATTCATAGAAGATCCTTCTATAATTTTTCTTGCAAATATTGAAGATTGAAAAGAAGAATCTCCACCAGTAAAATAAATTACAGCAATCTCTAAATATTTATAGTTTTCGTCAATGTTTTCTATATTAAGTTTTATAGATTTTGATACAGGGGGTGCATCGAAATTTTCACCATCGTAATTTTGCCAATCTTCATCTGGGTTTTCATTAACAATAGGTATTATGTTTGTAACATAACCAAATCCTGTAGGGTCTAAATTTTCATTTAAATATCTTGCTGTAAACTGATAAACCCCGCATTTTAATTGACCGCCTTCTACAATCTTATCTAAAAATATATGAGGATATTTATAGTTGTCTTGAAGTCTTAATTGATTACTAAGTTGTCTAAATTTTTCAACCGTATAATCTTTGTTTATGTTTATAACCCTTGGATAATTTAAATTATCAACAAAATATACTAATATTTGACCATTAAAATCTTTTTTAGCTGTTGAATTAATATGATAATTTATATCGAAATTTAATCTTTGTTCAGGGTCTATAAATCCATTTAACCAATAAATTGAGTCTAAATCATCTACAACAATATTGTAAATATTATTTTGTATATAACCTATTTGAGAAGAAAATTCAGATTTAGAAAATATAACAATTATGTCATCAATCTGACAAAATCCTAAAATAATTGAATTAGGTCTTTTTAAATTAAAATCACTATATATTTTAAAACCTTCTTCATTAGATAAAGAATAAGTTGAAGATCCATCGAGACTATTTAACACTACATTTCGAGCATCTACATATTGAGATTGATTTATTAGAGATGGGTGAACATCTTTATTTAAACCTTTTTCAAAAGAATTTACATGATGATTCATTATACAACACCTTTATTAAATGTATTAAAATCTTGTCTTAAATCAGTAGAGTTTGCATATCCAAAAATAGATTGACCAATTGTAGGCAACAGCCTATTGTAAGCGTTTCCAATAGCTACAATCTCATCGGGCGAAGGCATGGTAATTGTCGATATAAATTTTAATATTTTTTTTCTATATTCAGCATGATGAAATTTATATAATTCTGGGCTTGCGCCTTTAGTTTTCATATATTCTGCATATTTAAGTTTATATGTAAAGTATTCTATACAAGCTTCTACAAAAAGAGCATGGTCAGGAACCAAAGGTAATCCGTGTTCATCTAAATGAAATCCTAAATAAAATAAATCTATTTCACCTTTTTCATAAGATATAAACAATTTATCATTACTTACAGTGTAAGAATCCAAAGGTATTAAATGTGTAAATTTAGTTTTATCTATTTCACCTAAATGAAGTAAAGTGGTCGGTAAATTTGTTTTTCTTAAAAAAGTATCTCCATATTTTACTTGAACCACATTAATTAAATCACAAGGTAAATCTGCTACATGATTATTTATTTTTATTTTTTCATATTTATTCACCATTGTAGCAGTAAATCGATTTTGTTCCATAATGGAATAAATCCATTCTAATAACCTGTTTTCGCCAATTGTTTTATCTAAATCAGAATCTAAATAAAATTGAGCTATTATAAATAAAGGACTTTTAAATCTTAACGTGTTTGCCATCTTTGTTTTAAATAATTAAAAGCATAATCGAATAACTTGTGTTTTACAAACTTAGAACTTTTAAATCTATAAAGTTTTTTTGTGTAATTTAATCTACCTAATTGAATAGAAGTGACTATTCTATAATAATAACCATTAGAGTGTTCATTAAAGAAATATTGAGGACAACCTTCTGCAATACTCCCTTTAATATTATATAATGGCTTCATAACTAATAGTTTAATTCTACTTAAGCGCAATCCATAACTATTAAATATCTTGCTATTATATATAACTTCGTCTAAAATAGTTATAAAAAGTGATTTTAAATATCTTTTAAATTCTTGTCTAGATAAAGGTTTAATATCTAATTCTCTACATCTAAAACAATAAACTCTATAAAAAATAAAAAAACCCACCACAAGGTGGGGATTAGATAATCTTGAAAATACATGGGTATTAAAAGGAAATTGCTCGCTTATTTCAGATAAAGCGATGTATTTACTCTCCTTCTTTTTGATTGTCTTTTCCATCGTTGTTGTCGTAAGGTCTCATTGAAGCATAATAAGAAGTGTATTTTTGTAAAATATTTTGAGTTAATTCAGGAATCATATGAGCAGCTATCGGATAATTTGACTCTTCTGTATAACAATAACTACCGTCACAAGTTGTATATTCTTTAACTTCTTCAGGATTTTTAAATATACCTCTAGCCGTTATATATTTCAACCCTTTTGGATTAATTACATATAGTTTTTTATTCATATAAAAAACTCTTGTTTTATCTCCAGTGTATTTTAAATTTTTAATATTTATCGCATGATGATATTTTATCATATCTATCGGTCTTTTATTAACCGTTCCAACAAAAGTTATAAGCTCTATAATAGGTTCAGGAATTTCTTTTGTTTTCCAAATCACTGTGCCGCTTGAAAAACCTATTTCGCAACATTCAATTTCATCAGCGCAATGTAATTCTAAACAGCCTAAATCTTGAACAACATCTTCATATATTGTATTAAAAGTTAAAAAATCTTTAAGTAATAAAAAAACTCTTTCGGAATTTATCCAAAATTTGATTTGTTCTAATTGAAGTTTTTCATCATCTGATGTTCTACCACCAGTTAAACTGTTTAATATATTATAAGAAAGTTCGCTTAATGTCACGGCGCATAAGGTAAAGCAGGTGGATAAATAGAATTAACAAAAGTTATTGCAAAAGAATATATATCAATGCCTTCAGGATAAGTTTGTTCATCATAAGTTAAAGAAGTTATTTCTAATTTTATTTTCCAAGAAGGATATAATCTTACAGCATTAAAAGAAGGAGATAAAAAAATGTCAGGAAAAGAAATAGTATTTTCATTTGAAACATATCTTGGATTATCGTCTTCGTCTAAAATTTCATATTTATGTCCAATTTCACATTCTTGATTTGATTCTATATATGCAAAAGTTAAAACAATACATGTATCTGTATCATTTGTAAAAATATTACCAATTACGCCAGTTTCCGTTATAGTAAATTTATTTTCTTGAATAATTACTGGCGAATTGTTACTTGTTGTTTCAGCATTCCATTCACCACTTCTAAACACTAAACTCTTACCTTCAAGATTATTATTAGCTTGAGGTTTTGAATTATTGTTTAATGGAAATTCTTCAATTGTTATTTTCCGTCCGTTGCTCATTTGATTTACCTAAATAAGAAGTTAAAAAATTTATAATTTGTTTAAAAAACAATTCATAAAAAGATGTTAAAACACAGTAGTTTATAACTAAAACTGGCCAAGTAGCATAATTTAAAATATAATATATAAAAGCTATAATTGTAGCTATAAAAAATGTAAGATATGTTTTTTGAGTTCTGTTTAATTCTTTTTTAAATTGAGCTTTTATAATATTTGTTATAAAAAATGTAATTGCAAAAACTAGCAATATATATTCTATATTAAATAAAGAAGTTACCCATTCCATTTTATTAAATTAGAAATTAAAGTGGCTAAAAAAGAAACACCTATAGTTATAGTTATATAAGTTTGGTGTAATTTTGTTTTAAATTGTTCAAGAACAGTTATTCTTTTTTCTTGTTCTGTAACTTTATTTATAAGAGAATTGTTTCCATCAATACCTTGAATAATATAATGTAATTTATCAACTTCTTTTTTTAAAGAGTTTATTTGTTCTTCTAAGTTCTTTTGAATGTTATATTCCATCATCGTGAATAATAGTTAAGGTAAATTGATTAAACCCGGGATCTCCACCAAAAAAAGGAGAAGTTTTAAGATCTGACTCATTAGGCGGTGTCAACCCTCTATGAATTATAACCATTATTCTATCTCCTGCTGTAACAGACATAACACCTTGAAAAACAGCATTTGGTGCGGCTACTGTTTGTTGAAAATTACCACAACCCATGGTGGCTATATGCAAAGGATTGGATCCTGAATATATATTTCCCGATGGAGATACCCAAGCTCCATTTGAAGTAAATCTATCCCAATTTGTAGTTGAATAATTAACTAAATGCCACAAAAGACCATGGCGAGAATTTCTTGGGTAAGCATTTTGTCCAGGAGGCCCTGTTAATTGATTAAATGTTTCACCACCAGTTCCACTAGAAAAATAATGATCAGGATTATCATAATCTACACCATCGGGTACTAATTTTGTTGCAGATATTGCAAACATACCGGTTGGTGTAAAATCAAAAATTGCAGTACCATCTGATGTAAATTCAAAAATCCTTGTATAATAATATACTCGCTTATTTGTATGAGCTGTTTGATCATAACCATATGCTGTAAAACCATTAGGTGTACTTGATATAAAAGTGTTTTCATCAAAAGTAAGACTTGCATCATTTCCAATTACATTATTTGGAGTAGACCAAGGTATTAAAGCAATATAAGGTACAGCTATTCCACTAGATATTGGAAAAGATTCATTAAAATTTTTTCTATCAATACATAAATATATTTTAAATGTTCCAGCATTTTGTATACTATTTGACGCATTTCCCGGTATTACAATTGCTCTTGAACCATCTATAAAATCATAATTATAATCAATACCATTTAATTTAATCGTGTTTTGAGGTCTTAATAAATTAGGTTTAGCTGATTCACCTGCTGAATTTCCATGCCAACTTCTTTTTAAATTATTTCTATTTGAAATATACACAACTTGATTTGTTGAAGCATCTGTTATTAAAACAGCTATTTTAAAATTTACTAAATTAGGATTATAGTTAGTGTTAATTGTATAAGATACTAAACTTAAAGATGTATTAGGTAATGCTAAAGCACCTCTTGTATAACCAATGATTGCTATTATAAAAGGATCTCCCGGATTACCTGTGTAAAAAACATTTGTTGGACATTGAGTGTTATGACTCTGAAGTAATTTGGCTTGTAAAAATTTATTTCCTTGAGTTATACCAGGATTAGGTACATCTTGTCCTATACCATCAGAAGCATAATTTAAAAATACTTGGGTGTTAAATACAGTGTTTTTAAAAGTAGTGGCTAAATTTGTAAAACCATCTGTGGTATTTGTAGTATTGTCTCCAAGAGGATTAATAAAACTTTTATGATTATCTATTATACCTGCAGTTAAATCTACAACCGGACTTTCTACTATTATTTTAAATATTCTACTAAAATTAGATGCACCATTACATTGACTAAAATTTAATCTTATTTTTAAAGTTTGAGCAAGAACAGGTGTTATACCTAAATATGTTAACGTTAATGTATCGTTAAGTCCTCCATTTAAAGAAGGTGAATAAAGCAAAGAATCATTAATTGTTAATTCACCGGTTGTAAGAACAGTAAAAGGATTTAACGGCACGTTTCCATTAGCGTCTAATATATCATATCCTAAGTATTCTATTTTTTTATGCGGTGTACAAGAAGGAATGCAACAATTATTGGTGTTAAAATTATAGGTTGCTAAAACATTATTGATTGTTTCTATTTTAGGGTCTTGATATGTAAAAAATAATTCAGTTTCAGAAAAAGGGGGTACTGTAACAAGTTGTGTAGAACATACATTATTTAAATTTATATGATATGTTTTATCTATTGTTAAATTATTACAAAAAGTTAATCTATAAGTGTAACTACCAAAACCGCCTATTGTAGAACAAGCTGTGTAATTATAATTAAAAACAAGATTTGAACCTGCAATAGTTGGTGTAGAAACTGTTAGTGACGGATTAGATGAAATAGAAATTGGTGTTATAGTAATAGGAGGATTTAAACCACAACAAACATGAGTTATATCATCTATTACAGATCCCGAAACAGGCCCATTATAAACATTTATATTTATAGTACTTGTAGTTAATTCTGGCAATTCAACTTCGCAATTTTGAATTATATTGAATCTGATTTTTTGTATAAAATTATATGTTCCGCAAAAATTTAATTTAAAATCTACATCGTGTGTAGATAAAGGAGATGTGTTACCGTTAAAACACCAAGGTAAATTAAAAGTTTGATTTGTTATAACAGTTCCTTTTGGCGGATATGCTATATTTAATCCTGTGGATAAAGGTAGCGTGTTATAATCTACAATTGTAAAAAAAGCAGAATCATTACAACATTCAAAATCAAAATTTACATTAACAATACCACAATCACCATCGTCTTCTATTCTATCTATATTGTATATTATAGGTGTTGAAGGTATATTTATATTGTTTACACAAGTGTCAATTACATTAAATATCAATCTTTGAGTTACTAAATATTCATTACATATTTTAAATGTAACAATTGCTGTATAAACCCCTGTTACGGCTGTTGAAGAATTAAAGTTGAGACTATATTCATAATTACCGGAAGTGCCAATAGAAGTCTCTACAATCGTTATAAAATTTGGCAAATTATCTATTTTTTCTATAACAGTTGTAGTGTTTCCATTACAGCACTCAAAAGGTATTGAACCTTCAATATCTAATTGTAAATCTCCTTCAAACTTATCTAATTGAAAAGTTTGAGTATCTTCATCAATAGGATAGGTTACTAAACAAGGACATTCAGCATCAAACTGAATATCTTCACAACAAGGGTTCATTCGGATTGTAGTTTGTTTTAAATAATCTTATAAAACAATCAATGTCTATATTTAGACAATAAAAGTATTTTTTATATTTAGCTATATCTGTATCTGAAATATACTCATTATACGGCTTGTTTGCGCAAGTTCTTTCTTTATGTAATAAAATCAAATATAAAACAAAAAAGTTTAATATTAAATCTTTTTTATAAATTAATAACGATGTATTTTCATTACCTATTTGATTTTGCTTAATTGATTTTATAGTATTTTTTAAATTAGTTTTCATTAAAAGAGATAAATATTCTCTTCTTAATTTTTCAAATAAATCAGGTTTATTACAGCAAGATTCTTCAGTTGGTGTAAGATTATAGCTTATGAGCATGATGAACAACCTCCTGTGTTAATTTGAACATTTGATTCTTCTCTAGATTTTATACATATTTCGCATATATCATACGCTGCTTTCAATAAATATTCATGTTGCTTTAAAGAATTTAAATGTTGCGGCGAGTATTGTAAAACACCATAATCAGTGCCATATTGAATATCTATTGAAGCAAAATAAGCATCTATAATAGTTTTAAATTTTAATAGTTTATAATAGTTTTTAAATTCTTCTTTAGTCTCTTTACAATCGCAATTTTTACAAATAATCGAGTTTATAAAATGAGTATAACATTCTATAATCTTACAAAAAGAGTATAAAATAAAAGATGAATTTGTTAATTTGTCTCCTTGTTCATTAGTGCGGTGAGAACTAAACAAATAAACACCATCAGAAGGGAGAGAAAAGTTAAGAATAGTGTCAATGTTTTTAACATAAGATTGGATTAAGTTTCCGTGAAGATCTTTAATTTCAATTAAATATTTATCATCGCCTTTTGCTAAATAGTTGTTGTAAGAATAATTATTGCAGCTAATTTTTGTTATAGTTTCATAAGGCCCAACAGATATTTGATCTTCATAAAAACATTCTCCACAACAATTTGATACAGTGGCTTTAATATTAACTAAACCGGGCGTTTCTGAAGTAACTTCAATATAATCGTTTATTTCTTCTTCAAAAGTTTGATTATATATTTCTATTCCATTTAAAGTTACAGATATAGTATTTTCGTTACAAAAAGTATTAGATGGTTTAGCTTTAAGTGTTATATAAAACGGTTGACTAGGTTGTACGCATCGACAATAACTAATGTCTTCACAATCGCAATTTTGACAAGACTGTATGCAATTTTTTAAAAATTGAGGGTTATTTTTAATCTCTTCTTCAGGATTTACACAAGTGGTTATAAAAGATACTTTAGGTAAATATTCAAAAACAGCAACTTCAGACTCTGTGTTAAAACTAAATTCTTCATTATTTATTACAAAAAAAGTATTTAAATAAACTTTATATAAAAAACCTGTTTTGAAAGAATGTTCATAAACAGGATTGAAAGAAGAATACGACTCTGTTACTAACCATGTGTATTGCGCATTTGGTGCAGAAGTGTTTGGATAAAAAGTTAAATTAGAAGAACAATAATTTTGAAAATAAGCAAAAACAGGAGACCTTTCATCTGTGTAATCAATCGGATATAACACAAAATTAAATTCATCTTGATTATATGCAAAATAAATTGGAATATTTAAAGAAAGATTAATAGACTCTCTACCACTAGCTTGAATAGATATAGTGGTTGGCCCAGGTGTTATATTTATAGTTTGAACAGATCCTGAAGTAGGAGCACCCCCGTTAATAGATATATCTGCTACTAAAGGATTTGAAAAGGTTTCATCAAAAATACTAAATGTAACGTTTGGCATACTACTTAAAATAAAAAGGTGGAACAAAGTCCACCTCATTTACGAAACCAACAAAAAATCGTTTATCGGCTTACGATAGTTCCTAAACCTTCTAAAAACAAATTCATATTTGTTAAACCAGAAGTTGTGTAAATAGTTAAATTTTGACGAGTTATTGCAGACCGATTAGTGGTTTTTGCAAAATTATCTTCTGAATCCCAAGTAAAAGAATGTTGAGTAAAAGTGGTTGTTTGAGGAACAAGTTTAATGGGTTCCCACATCAATCTTAAATTCACTTTATCATAAGTTAAAACACCTACGGTTCCGCGATGCATTTGATAGTCTTCAGCAGCTTGTTTCCATAAACCTTGTCCATAATCAGGAAAAGCATCAGGAACATAAGTTCCGCCCGTGTAAGTACCGTCGGCTTTTGAATAAACAAAACCGCCTGTTAAAGCACCCACTGTTTGGGCCACAGTACCAGCTGCAAAAGCCGGATTAACTGTTTCATAAAAAATATTCGATGCTGCAACATAAGATCCATGTAAAGCTACATCAAAAATTAATCTATCATTACCAACATGAAAAATGTAATCCGGGTGTTTTTGGGTAGCTATGATTTGTAAAGTATCTTGACCACCTACCAAAACAGCTCGTGCAAAAAGAGGTTTTACACCACTGTATTCTACAGTAAACGTGTCGTTAATTAATTGAGCAAGACTTGTAAAAGCACTTAAGGAAGTGGTGCCATTAGCCGGAGAAACATAAGTGAAAGTTTTTTTGAATACAAATCGATCACTCGAGCTATTTCTAAGTTGTACAGATATTTCAAAAGTGTTTCCAGCAGAAATTGTAGTCGGAGCAATACTTAATTGAACCGCATACGGTTGTTCAGCTTTTGTTAAAGTTTTTTTATAAATCACACCTTTTGTCGGCATCGTTGCAATGTTTTGAAATGTTTGCCTACCGTTTGTTTCAGTGTATTCGTGAAAAGAAACTTTAGTAGGATTGCCAGCTAATGTGGCTCCTGTAAAAGGAGCTACAATAGCCACTGTATTTGTAATAGTGGTACCTCGCATAGCACGAGTTCCGTCAACATCTACAACAGCTAATTGACCAGGGGTTAAAGTTGTAAATGCAGTAGAAGGCACATAAACTCCTGCAGGATTAGTTGTTGCAAAAAGACCTCCGTTAGCTACAGTAGCCGTTTGACCACTACCTAATACAAAAGTTCCGCCACCACTATTAGCAGCTACAGAATCTGTAAAGTTTATAATTACTTTTCTCGCAAATTGAGCAGAATTTGACATCTTATTCGTTCTTGGTTAATGTGTTAATAAATGATTGCTGTCTTGGTTGTTCAATAGATTCAAGAGCAAATTGAATAGCATAATTTACAATTTGTTGATGAGTGTTGATAGGAAACCAAAAATTTAATGTTTCCCAGTTAGTTAAGTTGTAATTTAATCCGAATTGTAATTTTTCAAATTGAGCAAGATAATTTATATAGTATTCGGATACAGATTCCCAATAAATAGAGTCATAAAACACCTCGTAATGTCCTTCTGCTTGTAATCGTAAAACTCTGTCTTTTTTTGGCTTATTAAAAGGATCATTTAAAATTAAATTTATTTCATTATGAGATCTTTTAAATACAATTGCTTCATGTTTTTCTAAAGGATTTTCTATTTTTTCTAATTCACCGCAATTAATTCTATTTGTGTATTTTGGACAAGGATATCTTTTTCCTACAACTCTTTCAGATAAAGTGTACCATATATCATCAGGTGTTTTGAAAATAGCTGTTTTTATATTTTTTTCTCTATTTGACCATTGACCTTCAGATATAAAAGGTAGTGTTTTATTTTTTATTAAAAAAGATATTTCATCAATGTTTTTTTGACTTTCATCAACCCCAGTTTGATAAATGTTATTTCCCGAATATCTAGATTTTACAAACGCTTCACAACCTAAATTTATATAATGATCAATTTCTTGAATAGAAAATTCAGGAGTTGCAAAAGAAGCAGATTTGTCTAATCCTACTGTAAAAGCAAAATGGAGTTGATAAATAGTCATGTAAATTATTCCATTTTAAATTTAGAGCTTCTCCAATTGTTTACTTTCTCGATGAGTTCTTTTTTAATAGCTGCATTTTTAGAGTCATCTAAAAATTTACTAATATCATATTCTGTCACACCCAATGTAATGTCACCATACTTAAATTTATTTTCAGAATCTAAATTGACAAAACCTTCTCTGATGCAAATTTTAATAAAAGCTTCTTTGTTAAAATCTGAAATGTTTTTAGAATAGTGCACAATTTTTTCACAATTAGCTAAGCTATCGAGAAGTTTTAAACATTGAGCTGTAATAACTGCTTCAGATGTAGACTCAATTCTTTTTCCAAAAACAGACAATAGATTAATTTTTTCTATAAATTTATATTCTTCTATAATTTTCTTAGCGGTGTCTCTAAGTTTAGATATTTTAATAAATTGTTCAGATTCAAACTCTTCATCTACAATTTCAAACCTATGTTTAAAATCTATAGTTTGATCAGGTTTTTTAATTTCATCTAACGTTGTGTTTTTGAAAATATGCGCCCAAAACTCATCAAATACATCTCCCTTATATAATTTTTTACCTTCGCCGGGAATCTTAATAGAAATTGAATAAATTTTATTTTTATCAAAAAGACCTGTTTCTTCATTTATACAGTCTTCATAAATAGATGGAAATTTTTCTTTAAACTCTTCAATACTCATACCTATTTTAGGGCGGTTCGTTGAATGGTCTTTTAAAACAGCGAGAGTTAACCCGCAACCTTCCAAAAAACCGCCACTAATAGCTTTAGTATCAAAAACTGAATTTAAATTTTTTTTAATAGGCTTTAATTCTAAAATAGGTTTCATTGTTTTTGTTGGTTTTAAATTAATTAAACATCAAGCTCAAGCACTGCATTAGACCAAGGATTCAGCAAGATAATTCCTTCCGAACAAAGCGAATATCTTTCATAACCATCTCTAGAAGAAGCTCTAAGTAAGGTTTTTTCACTCATTCCTTTGGGTAGTTCAGCACCTGCAACATACCAGTGGAGGTCTTTGCGATTACCAGAAGCATCGCCTTTGGTAAATAGTTTGACTTGAGGTTGTCCATTGAAAAGGGCATGATTAATGAAATAAGCTTTATAAGATTGCTTAGTAAATCCTTTTTTGCTCATTTCAGGGAAAATAGTTCTATCATTAAACATTGGGTGATTTACAACAGTAAAGCTTGTGCCTTCCAAACCTCTAAAAGTTGTAAATTGAGCACCGTAGCTAAGTTTGTTTCCTTCGCCCGGCTTAATGAAAGTACCTTCTTCACGAACAAACGAATATCTACCGGCAGCTTTTTCCATTGCTTTGGAAAACTCTGTGATAAATCCTAAGCCTGTGTAGCAAACTAAATTTAAAGAATTATCATTACCCGAATTGTATTGAATATCTGCAAGCATTTGCCACAAATATTCTTGAGTAATAACAGATGTTTTATATTTATTTACAAGCTCAAGTTGTTCTTCAAGACCAGATCCAACTTTAATCGGTGTGTTATCAGTGGTATAATAAGCATAGTTGCCGTTTGCCATGCGAGTGTTTTTGTCAAACCACAAACCACGTTCGCGCTGCCACAACCAATGCTTAAGATATTGCCACTCCACCCAATCAATCCATGCGCAACCATCTTCTTGCACAGTTCCACCATTCGGAACTTTAACTTTTAAAGAAGACTTTCCTTTAAGCGAAGGTAGTTTTACTACAATAGCGGTGTATTTAGAATCTCCTGTGGCTGTATAACCCATTCTACGCGTGGAAAATCCATTGCGCATTTTAAACGGGAATGTAGTTAACGTACCACCTCCATCAGAAAATTCACCAACATTTGTAGAAATCCACGTAAGCTCTACACCAGGCGGGAAATCAGCAGCACTTATAAAATCTTCAGGATCATTTCCACAAATAATAGCTTCAGCTTCCCATTCGTTACCAACCTTTTCTAAATCTTTAGTTAACATAATCATTTTTCCCGTACGAGAGGTTCGTAAAGTCCAATTTTTATGAGCCAGTCTTTCAGCAACTCTAAAAGTAAAAGGAACTTTACCTTGACCTAATTTAGCTGAAACACTAAAGTCAGGCGGAGTAGTTACCGTTAAAGGCTTCATCATTCGACCAACCACATTCCAATGAATTTCATCGGAATTTACAACCTCTGGTTCACCGTGTCCAGTTGAGGTTAAATGTTGAATAAGCGCGTACGGAGATGCACCAAGCTTTTCATTACCGTAAGCCTCTCCAGCAGCATAAATAAGTTGAGAAAGAACATGCGGATTAGTCGACATAAATCGACTAATGTTGTTCTCTGCATTCATTTGCGCACTGTCGTATTGCGCAGTACCAATTTGAAAATCAGATAGTGGCATTAATTATAACGTTTAATTACTTTTGATAAACTTGTTTGTACTTTTGATGCGGATTTTGTTTCAAGTGCTTTTGAAATTTTTTCAGGATTAGTTAAACCTTTCATTGCTAAATACGCAACTTGATGAAATAGTTTAGGATTTTGCGCTAATTGTTTTTGTAATTTGGTTTGGCCATTTTCATCAACATCGTATATAAATTCTGCCAATTGTCTTTTATCTTTTTCAGAAATATCCCATTGAAAAAAATGGCTATCCATAGATAGTATTTCTCTTTTATTTTGCTCTAATCTGTTTGCATACTCTTGCATTCTTCTTTCTTGCTCATATAACTCTTGTTGTCTTAATTGTTCTTGTCTTTGAGCCCTGAGTTGTTTTAAACCATGGTATGCGTCTTTTGCTTCGTTTTCGAGTTCTCCTGTTCTATCTGCATTATTTATAAGCTTTATAATTTTTTGATCTGTAAAAGGAGTGGTTTCTTTATAAAATTGATACAATAGTTGTTTTTGCTGTTCTGGGGTTTGAGGTTGAAAAATTAACGCTTCTTCTTTTATACCAGCATAATGATTTAGTAAATCTTCTAAAGAACCTCCGCGCCGAATATATTCGTCCATTTGAGCTAATCTAGGATCTGAATATTCAGGCTTAGTAGAATCTGCAATAGATTCTAAAACATGTTCTACAAGTTCATCAATATTATCATAAACATCTTCTTCATCTCTTTCCCAACCTAATTTTTTATAAAATTCATTAGCTACAATATTTACAGCTTCTCTTTCATCTATTTCATAAGAAGGTTCTTGTTTATTTGAATCTGAAGAAGTTGGCTCTAAATCTTTAACAAAAGAAGATCCTATAATACTTTTTACAGATATACCCGAAGAGTCTGAACCACTTTGCGAATCAGACGAGTCATTTTGTTCATCAAGGTCTTGATCATTTTCGTCAAAGGGTTGTTCAAAATCATTCTCATTGCTTTCGCTATTAGCAGCATCATCAAATACGTTAAGGTTGCCGAATAAATTTACCATAATTAATCTTGAGTTTTGTTGGTTGATGGTTTACTTTTATTTAATCCGTTTTCTACTTCAATTTCATAAATTTTAGTTTCGTTTTGCATTTTAGCAATTTCCATGCGATTATCTTCACGATATTTAGTATTTTCCATATCTCTTGTAATTTTCATCAAATCGATAGTATCGCTAACTTCATTGTTATTTGCGTCGTTATCGTTGCTTCCTTTTGCATTTGCCATTATTTCAGCAACTTTAATTTTAGTTTTATTGTTTTCGTCAATTTCATATTTTTTAAAGTCTAATTTTTGTTTTTCCATTTCTTGTTGTGCTTGTAATTGTTGTAGTCTTTCTTGAGAGACTTTATTAAATTCTATGTTGGAAATATGTTCAGCTAAAGCTAAACTTTCAGTTCTATTGATTTTAATAAACCCTTCAAGAGATATTTGATTAGATTGAAGTTGATTTAAACTTATTTGTTTAATCATTTCTAAAATCTTTTTATGTTTCGCTGAATTTTCAACATAAACACCATATTCTGAATTAAAAAAGTCTTCTTCTATTCTACAATAATCTGTTGTTAATTCATCTAAAAATTGTGGTATATAATCTCCTTCTTTTACGCAAAATTTAGCTATGTCTACGAGTTTTTGTAAAACAAGTTTTTCTGATTCATTTGCTTGATAAAAATAATTTTCTATAATAATTTGAGATTGGGCTATTGATTCGTTGACTCCACCTAATGTTTCAGAAGCTTTAATTTGACCTAAGGCTTGATCTGATACACCTGTTATAAGAGATAAAGATTGTCTAATATAATTTAATACATTTATATGACCGCTAATCTCTTGAAAAGAAGTCATGTCAAGAGACTGAAACTGATTAAAATTACTTCTTTCTCCATTTATATCTGTTTGAGTAGTAGAAATAGCAGCAATTCCTTTTTCTTTTAAAAGAGTTAACCATTGTTCAATTCCCCAACCGTCTTGATTAGGTATTTTATCTACATCTATTAAAAGAACCTTACCGTTACTTCTTGCTTGAGCAACTTTAATTTTATACCATTCTACGTTATATAAATACTGATAAGTTAATATTTTATCGGCTAATGAATAAGAATTTGAAACACCGGTATAGCTAGAATATGCAACATCTAAATTATCAGGATTTAATTGTTGATATTCCAACTCTTCCATCTTAAAATATATATCGTTTCCTATTTTCATTCCTGTATACGTCCAAGGAATCCAATACCATTCAAACTCTCTTTTGTTTTTATCTGTTTTTGAAGGAATGTAGTCTTCTTCTACTATTTTTTTAAATTCATTACCTTCTTCATCAAGTTCTATCATTATACCTATTTTTTTCATACCTTTCCATTCAAATCTACTAACTTTAATTAGAGTTGATGAAGCTCCATTAAAATAACCTAAATTTGTATAATATTCTGGAATGATAGAATAGGAATCAATACCTTTTAAATTTTCAATGCTATCTATTTGATCGTCAGTGAGATATTTATGATATCTTCTAATTATTTCAGAAATAGAAAGATATTCATATTCTCTATAATACGATGAGTTTTCTATATTTATTTCATTATTGTTTATTTCAAAATCAAAAAAAGCAGGATTAACAGGATATAAAAAAGGTTTACCGTTTTCTATACCAACCCTATATATACATCTACCCGTGGCTAAAAATCTTAAAAAATTAAAATTAAATTTATATTCGCATTTTAATTGAGAATACCAATACTTTAATAAAGCATTGGCAACTTTTTCAGAAACAGCGTTGTATTTTTTATAACCTAATATGCTCTGAAAGTCTTTAAAAAATTCTTGTTCGTATTGAACTATTTCTTCTTCAGGAACTGCTCCAATATCAACGCCTTGATTTTGCAACTCTTTATAAAAAGCATTTTTTATTTTTAAATTAAGTAGTTGTAAAACTAATTTAAGTTTAATATTATTTTTTGAATTAATTCCTTCTTCTGAAATATCAGTGGCATAAAAATTAAAAGGTCTCGAAATTTTTTCGTTTTTTACACGTTCTACATAAGGACTTATACAATCGTGATGTTCAAGTTTAACCACATTTTTGAATGTGGCAGTGGGGTCAGATTCAGGATTTTGAACCTCAAATATTTTACAATATGTTTCTGTATTAAATATGCCTTTTTCAAAAGCATTGAGATTAAACAACATTCTTCTATGTTGCTTTATCGAACTATCTACTGCATTTAATGAACTTTGACCAAAACCTTGTTCGCTGTATACAGAAGAAACTCCTGCTACAGTCGAAGTTATAAACTCTATAGAGTTCATGTTTGTTTTATACCAATCTTCTATACTACCATACTTTTCTATTTTTTGTTTTTTTGTTAATTTTTGATTGGGTAATCCTGAATGAGAAGATACGTTTAGAACTGATGAATAAATACTTTTCATATTTATTTGTTTAGATGTTCAATTAATAGTTGCATATTAGATTTTTTATTTGACAATTCTATAACTTTTTTTCTAAACTCTTCTTCTTTTTGTAATAAAGCTAACATAAATGCGATTACACGGTCAGTGTTTGATTCAAAATCGAAATATAACATTTCTCTAAGTAAGTTTACTGATTTTATTTTTTCAATGTTTGAATGACCTTCTGCATATTCTGTTAAAATCCAAGATCTAAGTAAGTTAGCTAAATATAGTTTTATTTCTTTAGTCATGTGAATACCATATTTTCTATCTACTTTAGGATCATTTATAACGTTGTTCATAATTGTAGGTTGAGGAGCTAATAAATATAGCATACCTCTTTGCTCTAAATATTGTTTAAATCCTTGAATATTATTTTCATAAAGACATTTTGAGTTATAATATTTTAATAAAAGAACAACTTGTTCGTAAAAAAGATTTAAAGTTTTAGGTCTACCTGTGTATTCTGCAACAAGAGTGTCATAAGATTGATTATTATCAAAAAATCTTTTATATATCATCAAAGACCCCAAAGAATCAGAATTTGCAGATTCATCTTGCGCGTAAGGGTCTAAGCCCGCTATATAAAGATTTATAGGGACAGTTGTGTTTATTTTGTACGGGTGTTCGTAAATAACTACACAACCTTCTAAATCAGCATTTGCATCAACCGGATAGCTAACTTCATTTTTTTCAATGTCTTCTTGAAAAACTATTTCATTTTTAACGTTTTGATATAAATAACCTCTTTGAGGTTGATAATCGGAAAGTGTTAATTCTTGTATTTGAGATTGAATTAATTCAGAAGGAAAAAAGTTACTTGAACTTATCAAAAAAGCTTCTTCAGCTTTCAAAGGATAGTACTGAAGAAATTTAATAAACGTCTCAGAGCTTTTTTCTTTTCTTAATTTTTCTCTTTCATCTTCTATAAGTTTTATAGCTCTTTCTTTATCAACTTGTCCAAACTCGTCTCTAAGTTCAGAAGAAACAGAATAATAACCGGGGACAAACAAACAAGTTTTTTTATTTTCGTTAGAAGGGTCTACAAAAGATTTTAAATTAAATGCTTCAGGGTTATAAAACATTTCTCTCGCCTCTTTTGTCCCTTTCTCCATGTCCCCTCCGGTTCCAACCAATATCGGCATACCGTACCACTTTTGTCCGTCCTGCCAACAAGGTTTAGAGGAGTTAAACGATTCTATTAAACCAGGCCAAATACCAATTTCATCAAATAAAGCAAACTTTAAAGATAAACCGTTAGCAGAATCGTGTTTATTGTTGTTAAAGTTTCTAGCATAAATTGAAGCACCATAGTCTTTCCAAACGAATTTTTTAATAGTGGGGTCTTCTTTATCAAATCCTAATATCAATTCATTTTTTATGTTTCCTTTATGAGGAATATAAAATTGGGTGTTTTTTAAGTTTCCTTCTAAATGTTGCTTAACAAACCCCATGGATAAAAGCATTTTATCTTCTCGACCAGCAAATACTGCTGAATTATCTTGTAAAAAAATAGATGTGTAAACACATCTAAAACTATTTTTAAAAGATTTACCGAAACGACGAGGCCCTATAATAAGCAAACCTTTTTCTTCTTTAATGCATTCGTTTTCAATTACATCGAGCTCAAATTCAATGTCTCTTAATTCTGGTAATTGTAGTTTTTTACTACCTGTTTTTTCATCAATACTTCTAATGGTTCCAAAATTAACATAAGCGTATAAAAAGCCGCTAATCCATTTTCCCCCCACACTATACCCGTTCATACACCTATCGTATTGCTCCGCCCAAATAGGTATAAAATCAGGGTCTGAAGGGTGAAGAGAATCAAAATCTCCTCTTTCTAAAGCTCTACCAAATTCAGTGAATAATTTAGGATTTACCATTTGTTTAAAGGACAATGTTCATCGGGCACTCTCGTCTTAATTTGAAGAATACAACCGCACCCTCCTTTACTTCTACTACATATCCCCCCGTCATATAAGGGGCACTCTTCACAAATACTTAACCTTTTCTTTGCAAGGTCTTCCACGTCTGTTTCTTTGAAAATTAAATTCCCAATACCTTCGGCGATAGGTTTTAACTTTCTTACTGTGATTTTGAAGTTTTGAAACATCTCCAATGTGTTTGTTGATTTGGTAAGGATTAGGTTTAAAAATACCAATGTAAGGTATTCTGATTTTACAATAATAAAGATTTATAAAAGCCCACTCTATGGTGGCCATGACAGAATGAAAAATTAATTCCAAATGCTGTTTATCTAAATCATTTAATTTATTTTCATGAATCCAATCTAAATTGATTTCATTTTCATCTAATTTTTTAGACATCTTTGAACGCTCCTTTTGCCATTAAACTCAATTCTCCACCTTTTTTAGTTCTAATTTGGTTTTCTTCAATTTTGACTAAATCTTCTAACACTTTAAGTTCTTTAATTAATTTTGAAGTGGCCAGCATTGCATCGTCAAGTTTTTTAACACTTTCTAAATCATAAGGGGTGTTGTCTAAGAACTTACTTCTTTCATCAATTTTTTTAGCAATGGTGTGCATATTTCTTTTAATACAGTTGTCTTGAAGAGATTTATAATCTTCTATAACTTGTTTTATAAGTTTATAGTTTACATTACTTGCATTTGTTGCAACTTTTTTAAAAAATCCTTCATTTTCCAACCATTGTATTTCTATAAATTTTATTCTTTTTGCTTCTTCAAGATTTTGAAATTTACTATTTATATCCCAAATAAAATAAATGGCCCACATTATTTTGGAACTAAATTCAGCACCTTGTTGTTCATAGAATTTTTTAAATGATGGAACAGCCAACAGATCTATATTAGAATCTATATCCCAAAATATCTTATCTTTTACATATCGTATCGAGAGCATTGTATAATTTTAATTTGAAATTTGAATAAATTAATTGAAGGTTAAGCAAAGGGTCAACGAAGGGTCGACGAAGGGTTAAACGAAGAATTTGAGGTAAAGGTTTTTTTGAACCAAATTGATTTGAGGCTCTGTAAGCCACGATCTATGGTTGGGTGGTATAAATACCCCACTTATAGGAGATCGTCGATTGTAGGGCTTTTAAATGCGGTTTTAGAGCATTCTTTTCCACGGGTTCGGTTTGCAGATTTATCCCCCCGGGGGTTGGCCTTAAAACGAAAGGTATAGCTATAATCGCGCGCGCGTGCACGTGATTAAATGGAATTTATTAATAAATTAATAAATATTATATTATAATATATATTATATATAGTATAGTATATGTATTATATATAATATAATATATAATATTATATGTATTATATCTGAAATCATGATAAAGAAAACTAAACGTGTATATAGATATATATATAAATATTTCATAAATGTGCAAATAGATATGTTTTAATATTTTAAATGTGTCGATATATATGTGTATAAATGTTTTAATGATTTTTAATAAATAAATATATGTATATAGATGTATAAATATATATTATTATATATAAATGTGGTGTTTAATATATCGATATTGTTGAAAATATTTGAATAGATATGTATTGAAGTGTATATGAGTATGTTTTGTAAATAGATGTTACTATATCTAAAAAAAAAAAAAAAGAGTGTATAGATGTGAACTATCAAGCTAAATTTCCCCCCGAACGCTTGTTACCTACCTCTTTTCGTATATAATTTTTTATATATACCTCCTATTTTTTCGGGATTTATATATAAATCTAAATAATATACAAAAGTAGGTATATTAAAATCAAATTGAATTTCGTTTTTAATTTCAAAATTATAAATATCTATATAATTAGATATTTAATTTAGAAACTATCTTGCTTAAAAAAAGTAAGTTAGTTAATGAAATTAGAAATGGAATTTAATTTTTAGGGGGATTAAGAGTAAATTGTAAATAATTTACTTAAATAAAAGGAATATGATGTTAATTTATTTTAATCATCATCATCATCATCATTCGCCTTTCAAATTTAATCCTTTTAATCCCTATTAATATATTCCTAATTCTATAAATAAATATATATATTTCAATATATATCCAAAAAGTAATTTTCTTAAAATTCTTTTAATTTCCTGCACTTTTGCTTTTGCTTTGCAAACTTATTTAGCTTTATATAGCTAAATTGCGCAAAGTAGAAAGTTTTTTACTAAACTTACTAAAAAAGTAAGTTAGTTAAAAAGTGTGTAGGGAATTAAAAAATTTTAATGAAAAAAAGTTGAGAAAAAAAGCGAAAACGTATTGACAAACGAGAAAAGTTAGCTAACTTTGTAACGTAATCAATTCAACGTTTCTTTTTTCTCATCTTTTTTTTTCTCTACACAGTATGAAAAACATAGTAATTACAGCCCTTTCTGTTGTTGCTTTCGCAACCGTTTTCGCCGCCGGTTTGGCGGTAGTGGAAAACAAACAAACTCCGGAACTTTCGGCCAAACTATCCGAAAGTGAGCAAATGGAAAAAGAAGAAATTACACGCCTTATAGGGTGGGCTGAACACGATTTCCGTAATTATGAAAGTATTCCGGGCCTTAGCCCGGACGAATACGAACTGTTAATGTGTTTAACAGTATCGGAAACACTAAACAAAATTAAAAACGAAAAACAAAAAACGTTAATAAGGAACAAATACTACAAAATTCTTTACAAACATTCCAAATAAACTAAACTAACTAACTAACTACCACTAACTAAACTAACTTTTTTTATTATTTTTATAAACATTTTTTCCGACCTGAACAAGTCGAAAAACTATTCAAAAATATGTTACCACCAAAAGAATTAGGGGGTAGTGAGGCCCCAAAAATCCAAATCTCAGACCTATTGAAAAAAATAGGTCAAAAATTCACCTCAAAAGGCTACCTGTTTGGTAGTCCGCAGGTCACCAAAAAAGGTGACCTGCGAATAAAATTCGTGGACACTGAAACATTGATTTCGGTGTCTATACTTTGCCCGGAACTGGAGCCGGGTGTAATTTACAAGGTTCCACAGTCTTTCATTAACGCACTAAGTGCGTTAATGGAAGACCAAACCCCAATTAACGGGGTTAAGTATGTGCACAGTGCGTCGCCGGACGCACTGAAAGAATTGGCAACAGAAACTATTGCCAACTGCACAGCTGTTTAATTTTTATTCTTTTCTTTTCATTTTTTCCCCGCCCTAATAAGGCGGGGTTTTTTGTTTGTGGTGGTGGTCTCGTTACCACCACCACGCAACCCGGTGGGGTGTGTGCTCAACAGCACCACCACCACCACCAAAAAACAGCTGTTGCTGTGCACTTATTTAAGTGCATTTGCATCAGCATGTAAGTGTGCACTTATTTAAGTGCATTTGCATCAGCATGTAAGTGTGCACTTATTTAAGTGCATTTGCATCAGCATGTAAGTGTGCACTTATTTAAGTGCATTTGCATCAGCATGTAAGTGTGCACTTATTT